AAGAAGGTAGCGGGCCGAGTACTCGACGGCAAAGAGTGGAACGAATACCCGAAAGCAAAGGCATTTGCAGCAGCATGAGCAGCCACTATGAGACCGTGCCCGGTGCGTTCTATGAAGCACTCGCCAACACTGCGGGATGGAGATCGCGTTGTGACAACTGCCACTGTCCAAAATGGGCGCACGCCTTCAAAAGTATTCGCACCGAGCAGCCGATCGTTGTCGGCACGTGCGCCTGCGGAGCGTGTCGCAACTATGTGCCCCGCCGTTCGGGGTTGAACGTCAAAGGTAACGAGCGCGACGGCAACGGAACGATCAGACGGTTAAAGAAGCGCGACTCAAAGAGAATCGTCTGCGGATCGGCGGACTGTCGCGCACAAGCCGAATTCTGCAGGACGATTGAGTGGAACACGGGAAACACAAAGGGAATTTCCTTCTTCTATCACTGCGGTCGCCATGCTGTGCCGCAAATCGATCAAATTCTTCGCCGTGCGCGTGTTAGTCAGCAAAGGCAGTTATGAGCTCTAAGCGCCATCTACGACGATCAAGATGCGAGCGGAAGATCAAATACCGCACGGCCGGCGAAGCACGATCAGCGGCAAGGAAGTTTGTCGAAATGGGTGGCGATCAATTGTTCCCATATCGCTGTGAGTATGGTTCTCACTTTCATCTAGGCCACGCTCCGTACAGAGTTGAAGTAGCAAAAGCAAGTAAGCAGGCAGCTTTCAAAATACGACAGAAGATCGATAACGCAGCATGAGGGCAACAACGTCACAGCCGAAAAGGATTCAGCGTAAGCGGACGAAGGGTTCGAAGTTGCCGCCCAAAACACTCTGCGTTACACGTCCGAGCCTATTCAGCAACCCCTACACGCTTGAAGAGTTTGGGGGTCTGGCCTTGCCGCTGTTTCGCAACACACTTTGTGGTATTTGGAATCCTTCATTGCTTGATGGGAAGCCGGACGCATATCGATGGCGTGCCTACGACTTGCATCATGCTTGGCTCAGAAGGTTCAAACAAGGGCATCCGCTTGATGTCTTGCGTACAACGTTGCCGCAGTATGACTTTATTGCATGCTGGTGTCCGTTGGACCATCCTTGCCATGTTGACAGCATTCTGGAGTTGGCGAATCAGTAAACATGGCCCAAGTCTTACCAGACATTTGCAGAAATAAACATCGAGGCAATGAAGCCTCAGAAGCTGCCAATGCTCTGGTCCATGATCACAAGGCGGTAGATCGCCAGCGAATTATTAGTTACGCAGAGTTCATGGGAAGCTACGGAATTACTTTCAAAGAAGTTTGTGCGGCTCTTGATATGAAGCCACAAACCGCATCTGCAAGACTAGCAGAGTTGAAAGCTGATAGTGAATTGGAGCCAAAGCCGAATACTGACAGACGTGATGGATGCGGAGTGTTTATTAGACCAAGAGGTCAGTTGAGTCTGAACCTGTAAGGGGTTTGGTTGAAGTGAGGCGGGTATGAGCAAGATAGAAGAAAAACGTTATTACACGGAGAAGGAGTTTTGCGAAATGATGGGAATCACCCGCAAGACGGCCCACAAGTGGCGCAAGGATAAGACGATCGGATTCATGAGAACGCCGACAGGCTTAATACGCTACAGAGAAACCGACATCCAAGAATACGAACGGCGGACAGGTAATCGTCCCAGGGCGCAACGTGCAGCTTAATCATCTTCTTCTAAAAGCTCAGCCGCTCGCTTTCGCGTCTGCTTGTCTGCGTGCATATAACGCCATGTGGTGCTAGGTTGAGTATGGCCCAAAAGTTTTCCAGTCTCACTCAGCGACAACCCTTTCTTAACCATCCTGGTTGCGGCCGTGTGGCGGGCGTCGTGCAGTCGAAAGTTAGCGTCAGCAAGGCCGGCCAATTTCTTCGCAGTATTGAAAGATCGTTTCACGGACTGAAACCCGAACAGCAGATCGCCGGGTTGTTTATCTTTGCAGAGGTTACGCAGTTCGTTAGCGAGCCGGAGGGTCATATCGAATTGACGTTCGCGGCGCCGCTTTCCTTTGTAGGAAATTGCCGTGATGCAATTGTCTTCAAAGTTGATGTCAGCAACCCGCAAGCGGTACATCTCACTCCCGCGAAACCCGGTGTCGAACGCCAAGATCAAAAACGCCTTGAGATGTTCCCGTTGGCCGGTACAGGCAGCAAGCAAGCGCTCCCGCTCTTCTTTGGTGGCTATTCGTTCCCGTGGCTGTTCTTCGGCAAGGTTGATGAGTGGATCTCCCTGACCGAACGGATTGCGGGTAATCCACTTGTTTTGAACAGCCACGGTGAAGAGTCGGCGCAGCAAGGAAAGCTCGCGGTTGACAGAAGCTATCGAACGCGGGCGCTGCTCCTCTCTATACTTCCCTTTCCCGATTCTCTTGTGAACCACAACCGGAGTGCTGAGCCGCAAACGTTTGAAGGCGGCAATATCGCCGTAGGATATTTCCCGTGCCCGACCGTGGAAATGATCACGAAGCGTTTTCAGTTTGCGCTTAACATCCTGGTAGCTTCTAAGCCCGGTTTTCTTGATGCCGTGCTTGTCATACTCAGCAGGTACGGCGTATTCCCTTTCGTAGTAGTCCGCGAGTTGCTTAAACGTGAGGCTGGCACCGTCGATGCTCCGCTCGTCTCCCTGATCTTCGAGCTCGTCAAGCATCTCTTTGATATGCCTGCGCGCTTCGCGAGACGTACCGGAAATCGCTTTACGTTTGCGCTCCCGTCGCTTACCCTGCGCATCAACCCATGTGACGCGGCCATACAAAGCCCCCGCTGCGTCTCTCCAGAACGATCCAGTTCGGTCCCGCCCCATAAAAACAGCCACATTCACAACCACGTATCGGAGGCGCAACAGGTTACACGACTACCCCAAGAGTTACAAGATTTCCCTATGATAAATCGCTCTAAGGGGCGTAAAATAAGGGTTAACGTGGGATTCCTTAATGATTCGAAAAGTACAGGACGCGGACTCTTAATCAGCGGGTCGCAGGTTCGAGCCCTGCTCGGCTCACCAGAATTCCTAAGTAAATCTCACAAATCTCTAAGTCAACAAAGTAGCAACCACCTATCGAAACCACCTTCGGCTTTGATGGGTGTATTTGCATGCGCGGGAGGCGCTATTTGATGCCTTATCTCTACGCCATACAAATGGTTATTCCGGACTACGCCTTCCCGCCACTAAAAGTCGGTTTTACTACTAACCCTGAATCCAGACTCCGACATTACGGTAGTGGGCCGTTTCCTACTCGTTGGCTTGGCTGTTGGGAGGCCGTTGAGGGTGAAAGCGAGGGTGAGATCCACGCCCGCTTTGCTAAGCATCGGCTCACCGGCGAATGGTTCTATCCCGATACCGATCTAGTCCAGTTTGTTGAGCAACGAATTGGAACGACAATTGAGGCCATTGTCGAACGAGAATCTGCGGGTCGTGAGAAGCGCTATTACGATCTCTTTGTCGGGCAGTTTGTGACAGCGACAAACAGTGAATTCAGTGGCCAGACTGGCTACTGTGACGATATGGAACAGGATCATGCCGTAGTTTACTTCGAAGCTTTTAACGATGGCTACGATTTGGTTCCGGCTAAGTTTCTTGCCAGGGCTAATGAATCGGCGGCGAAAAGGTATCAAGCTGAATACATGAGAACTTTGCAGCGCTGGTATGCGCCCGCTGCACACTTATGCGCGTAGTTGATAGACCATGACCGCCTATTACAACGAACTCGATCCGTTCGCAGCCGCATGGTTGAGAGAGCTGATCAAAGAAGATCTGATAGCACTAGGCGAAGTTGATGAGCGTAGCATTGAAGAAGTTAAACCAGACGATCTCCGAGGATTCACACAATGCCACTTCTTCGCCGGCGGCGGCGGATGGTCGTTTGCCTTGCGACTCGCGGGAGTCTCTGACGCCGAGCCTGTTTGGACCGCATCATGTCACTGTCAACCGTGGAGCGTTGCAGGAGAAAAACAGGGCCATCAAGACGAACGCGACCTTTGGCCGTGTTTCTTTCGGCTCTTCGCAGAGCGCAAACCTGCAACGCTGTTTGGAGAACAAGTTACGGGAGCGATTCGTTGGGGATGGCTCGACAGAGCCTTCGATGATCTTGAGAAAGCGGGTTACGCCTGCGGGGCGAAGATTATGCGAGCTAGTACCGTTGGCGCGGACCATGAACGCAAGCGGGTCTTCTTTGTGGCCGACGCCTGCGGCTCGCGATGGCAAGGATCTATCCCGAACAACCGCGTATCTAGCCGCGCGCACACGTCACTCTCCGTCGATGGCGACTCGTTTGTTAGGGCAGGGCGCGCCTTGGCGGGTGATTACAGGGATTTACTGCCTAGCGATGGGCTATCCGTCCAAATGGAACGAAACGCGCTTAAAGTCTACGGCAATGCAATCGTTCCACAAGTCGCGCAAGCCTTCATCGAAAGCTACATGAGTTTAGTGTGACTGGCGGGCCTTTGTGTGTCCCGCGGTGAAGAAAGGGAGAAGAGTTGGAATTAGATCGGACGAGCACCGTGCTTCCGGGTTGGGCTGAAAACCTAAAGCGCCTGCGAAGCGTTGGCGCGCGTCGCGGCCGGCATTCCCCGGCGTATGCCGCTCTTAAGGGCAAACTGTCGCGCGGGAGCGTCTTGCTAGACATCGGCTGCGGTGACAGCAAAGACCGGATCATCGCCGCGTCGCGCGGCATTGTTGCCTACGGAGTGGATTTGTTTCCGCCGCTTAGTCGTTCGACCGAGCGTTTTGTGCGCGCTGATGCCCGACGATTGCCCTTTAGTGCCTCATCGGTTGATGCGGTGATTTGCCAAGCAATGATCTCTCTTATTCCGCCGGATGACCGCTATGGCTTTTACTGCGAGGTCGCACGGGTTCTGAAGATCGGTGGTTGGTTCTCGATAGTTTTTTACTCTCTTGTTGACGGTTGGCGAGTGACACCGGAACACGAGAACCAGCGAATTGCTGCGTCTGGGCTTAAATACGTTCATTCAGGTTTATACCAAAAGGAGATTTCATGACTGAAGCATTGACCGTTCAAAATGTCGGACCTGTTTCATCAGTTCACCTTGTGGCGCGCAATCCCGTTGAGATGCAGAACGCGCAAGCTGATTTAGCCGTCTGGCTCAAGAATAAGATCGTTGAAATCGAAATCGAAATTAACGACTTGGACGCCGCGCTTAATGAGGCGGCTGCGGCGGGGTGGAACATGGACGCTCTGCGGCGGCAACTCAACAAAACAACTCGACAACAGGAGTTCTATCGCAAGCTGCTCGCAGCAGTGCAGGCCGGATACACGATCATTCCCGACATTCCCGTCGAGGTCTTTGCGATTCGCGTTGAACGTGCTCGCCCACGTGGGGATCGTGTTAGCAGCGATTACGGCCCGCGCTACGCCGTTCCCAACGATGAAAAGCCTGACAAGCTGCCAGCAGGAGAGGGCGAGTACGTCAGTCCAGTGCCGGAAGTTTGGCGCGGCACCGCAACGATGACCCGAAAAGATCAGACCACGTACACGCGACACTATGCGGACCCAAGCGAGTTTCGCGATGTTGTGTTTCCACTAAGAGCCGCCCGCGTAGAGGTAATGAGCGCAACCAAAGACGCGATGGCCCACAAGATTTTTGATCAGGTTGCAATTTGTCCCGCGAAGCGTAAAGCAGATCCCTTGATCATCGGGCAAGTGATCGGCCCTAAAGCAACGATAAGTTTCATCATCGCGTGGCACCTTAACCTAAACGAACTCTGATTCATCTTTGCAAGGAGAATCGATGATCTTATTACTTCCCTTACTTCTAATGCTCAGTTCAGATCGTTGTGCCACGGTAAATGTTAGACCAACGCCAACAGTTGTAACTGCGGGCTCAACCATGGGCTTTCAGGTCATAGTCACCAACTGCGGCGACAAGCCTGTGATGATTAAGACCTATGCCGAGCTGGAAACGGCTTGCGGAGGTGAAGTGGACTTACCCAAGAACTACTGGCGCTTACAACCCGGTCAGGCGTTCCAGCCTAACATGACTTATCCGATTCCATCCGATGCCTGTCCCGGTATCTACCGTGTGCTGGTGGAAGCATCCGTCGGTAACACGGTTATCGGTTCAGGGGATGCGACTTTCGAGGTGGTGGAGTGATGGCAGAAGTACTAACTAGAGTTGACGAAGGAGATTCGCTCTAAAACGTAATGGCTAGAGATTACCCTGATTCATTCGCGCCCGATCCAATTGACCGCGTTGCGGGTCGTGTGATTTCGCGTGGCTATCACCACGAGTTTAAGAAGGCGCAGAACAACCGGGAGGTGTGGGATGCGCCACCAGATACGGTGCCGACGTGTTACACGCCCGAGCCGATCAAGTCGCTTATGGGCCAACGTAAGGGCTGCCTTGTTGTGATCGGATACCTTGGCCGTCGGCACAGTCAGTTTGGGAAAAAGAGAGGGCAAATTCTCTTGGTACGCTGTGACTGTGGCAGACACGAAGAACGGGTGGCGCAGCGATGGCGCAAACGTGGAAATGAGATTTTCGAGATGTGCCAGTTTTGCAATCAGCGAGAAAGGTTGAAGACATCGCATTTGTCAAACGCCGAGCGTGATCGGTTAGAAAACTTAAATAGAGCACGGCATGGACTCCCATCAAAGCACGATGAGATGTCAGAGAGACTAAAGAGAAAACTGGTGAATTTTTATTCAAGGGGTCGAGATCCTAATCAGTGGAAGAAGCATCGACATAAGCGACTACCGTAATTAACACCGTTGACGCTCTAATTGCCTTTGAAGCTGAACACAAGATCGGAGTTGAGTAGAAATCTCCACCTTTAGGCAGTGGTTAATTCGGAGGCTTGGGGGAACCGTGAGAACGTGTCGCCACCGATGGCGAATTCTCATTGAGCATTACCCTACGTTCGCGTGGGACAAGTGGCAGTGCAGGCGCTGCAATGTTTGCAAAGACTTTCCCCATAGCGAACCGCCAGAACCAATTCGCACGGAGATTTGCAGCCTTGGCGGTGTTCATACCGTTAACGGTCTAGGAGGCCGCTGACTGAATGGGCAATTCCGCGCATTGATCCAAACGTCAAGTATCGCGGCGTAAGTGAATTGCGCAAATTGAATTCGGAGACATTGCGCGACTTACCTTCGGCACTTGTGATTACAGATAACGGAGAGCCCTTAGCAGTGATAGTGAGTTTCGAAATGTTTCTGCGGATGCAGAGTGAACGCGAACAACGAGACGGAGTTGATTAATGGCATATCAAAACAACGGGCAATCAAAAACGAGCACGTACAGCGCGTGGCTCGCCATGAGGAGCAGATGTTATACGAAGAGTGATAAGAGTTACCGTCGTTAAGGGGGCCGAGGCATCCGAGTGTGTGAGCGCTGGTCGTCGTTCCTGAATTTCTATGCCGACATGGGACCGCGACCCTCGCCTAATCACTCACTAGACCGCCTTAATAACGATGGAAACTATGAGCCTGATAATTGCCGTTGGGCCACGCAAGCAGAGCAGCAGAGAAATCGCAGTACTACTGTCTTGATCACGATCAATGGTGTTACGAAGTGCGCCGCAGACTGGGCCGATGAAAAGGGCATATCGAGGGAAACGGTGTCGCAACGCATGAGACGCTCAGGCTGGACCGGCGAACGCGCGGCCTTAACTCCTATAGGCCCCTACAAAAGAAGAGCGGAAGTGAGATCTATATGACTAATGCGGATGATGAACTGTTGAGTGGAAGAGACCTGCGCGATGCGGTTGCGTTACGGGTAATGGGCTGGACGCTCGCAGATCGCCGCGCAATGGGATGGAGTCCCGGGCCAGACGTGTGGTTAACAGGCGATGTAGAGAACCCTACGGAGCAAGACTGGTGGCCCACCGAATCCATTGAGGCAGCATTCCAAGTAGTTCAGAAGATGCGGGAACGCGGCCTACGCTTTCAGTTGACGGATAGGTTTGCGGTTGATCACCGTCTGTGGTGGGTTGAGTTTGCTACACCGGACAATGAATACGGAGGTCAACACTTCGCGGCGACTGTTCCCGAAGCGATTTGTTTCGCCGCGCTTGAGGCAATGCGCCAATTAACTGAGCGGGACGCTGCCTTGGCCTGTCTTGAGGGGAGCAAAGGTTGAAGTGAGCAAGACAGTAACAGCGATCGACTTCATGGTCCCGAACTGCAAGACCGTCTCTGAGATGAATCAAAGAGAACATTGGGGCTCCAAGAATCGGCGAAAAGATGATCAACAGGAAGCGGTAGCAATCGCGATGTACAGCGCCCTTCGCGGTAGAAAAGTCCAACTCCCGTGCACGGTGAAGTTGACCAGGATCGGACCAAAGAGACTTGATAACGACAACCTCGCGGGCGCGTTAAAGTTCTGTCAGGACCAAATTGCACGGCAGCTAGGCGTCGATGATGGCGATGAATCCAAGGTCAGGTTTTATCACTTTCAAATGCCAGTTGGATCACGAGATTACGCCGTGAAGGTTGAGATTTCCTCACAGTTGAAAACCTCACCGGAATGAAACCTCTTTCGTGGGTAGAGGAGAATGATGACATCATGATGCAAGAATCTGACATTAAATCTAACGTGATTGCGATGCCATTGGCAGAACAGCCCCGGAATCTGCTTGACATGCCCCGCTGCACGTTTACGACAGTTGGGCTAATCATCGATCGTGGAATGCCGATAGATGATTGGGTTGAACTGGGGAAGCGCCTGGTAAGGGCCAAGGATAGTCTTGGGATTTGGCGCGGGGATTGGATTGAGTACGGCAAGCACGAATATGGCAGAAAATACGCCGCCGCTCTTGAACTGACCGGGCTTAAAGCGGGCACACTACGAAACGATGTATGGGTAGCCAACGCGATTCCTTTGTCACTCCGGAATGACAAACTGACCTCAAAGCATTACAAGGAGTTAGCGCCGCTGAAGCGCAAGAATAAGATTCAAACGTGGCTTGAACGCGCCGTGCAGGGCGACGGACGGAAGGCATGGAGCGCGTCAAGACTCCGCAAAGAAATCATTCGCGCACTGGCGCCAACAGCTAAGACTGAGACCAAAGGGGTGGGTGACTCAACATCCCAACCTAAGCAGCCCCCCGTCTTGTCAAAGATCGCGCGTGAATTTATTGATGACTATATCGGCGAATTGGCCCGGTGGTCTGAAAAGATACCGTTGGCCTTGCCTTCGTCGGAACATGCCGCCGTGCAGTCGATGATCCACGCGCACGGCGCGCAGGCGCGTAATCTAAAGAATCGGACACTGAGCACCGATTGCGATGCGATTGTAAGGGTAGTTAAGGATACCGAAGACGCGAGCCACACGGGGGAAATGGCGGCAGCAGATGTGTACGATTGGCTCACACGGCTCGGTTACTTCATTGACCTAGAAGAATTCCGACAGCGGCTTGAGTACATGAGTCGCGAAGACATAAGAAAAGCGTTACTCACAAACGCCGGCGAAGACGGCAAATTGGAAGACAGTCGCGGGATGCTTCCCGGAATAGTCTGCGTCCCATGGGTTAAGTTGCGAGTTAACAAGGAGAAGCGCAAGCGCGACGAAGATGATGAGGAGTTCTAGCCTGGTTGACTGACAAGTGAAGATCCTCTTGAGATAATTAGGCCATGCTTGAAACCAAAGACTTGTATTGGCTGGCGGGATTGCTGGAGGGCGAAGGCTCGTTCGGCGCAACCAAAGATGGGGCCTACCCGAATGTGTGTCTAAAGATGAATGACAAAGATGTGGTCTTCAAGGCCCACAAACTACTGCGACCAGCGATTTATCGGAAGAATGGGAACGACATAGCAGGGCCGATTTACGATAAGACTCGTTTAAGCCCAACGGCCTACTACAAGGCGCGGGTTGGTGGCGCTTGCGCGGCATGCATCTGAGAAACTCGGTAAGATTAAAGCGATTCGGCTTGAACCGGGAGAGGGCAAAAAGATCGGCGCGGTAGAGATCCCGCAATGGCACCTCACGGTTGAGTTTGAGAATGATCACGATCCCGCTACTTGTCAGTGGTGCCAATCGGGCTATTAGGAGATGCCGTCACGAGGCCGACGATTCAAGGATAGTTTGCGGGCGGTTAAATTCTGTCCGTGGTGTGGATCGAACGACATCCAGCGCGACGATTTCAACCCTGCCGCCATTTCCAAGAAAGGCGAACAGCGCGATCACGGCTTGCGATGTTGGGTTTGCAACTCGTGCTTTCAGGGCTACTCCGTAAAGCTTTCACCACGAGCCGAATACGCCCGCTATCTGATTCGCCAAGAAGCCAAACAACGGCCCGCCAAAACTTAAATCCCACCTTCCAATTACACTCTAACCGATAGCCTCCCAAGTCGATCCTTAATCCTGTGTGGAGTGAAAGTAAAGTTATGCCAGAAACCAGAGTTGATACCGCAAACCTCTTTAAGGGAATTATAGGCTCCCTGGTTCGCGCTACCTTAGGCGGTTTAACAGTCTGGCTTGCTACTCACGGACTTATCACTGAAAGCCAAGCAGGCGCGTTGTTAGAAGCTGCCGTTGTGGGCGCTATCACTGTGGCGTGGGCTATCTGGCGAAAATACAAGATTCAGCAACGTATTGCGGTGGCGCTGGAACTTCCAGCGGGCGCTACTCCTCAGCAATTAGATTCCGCAGTCAAATCGAGGGAGTAGAGGAACCGGAACGCAAAAGAAGAATTGAATAAGTAGGAGATTCTATGAATTCACCCAAAGACAGGCCACGCTATTGGCCGACAGATAACCCGCTGATGACTACTTTGAATCGAGTGCGATTCCATAAATCGACCGACGAAGTAGATATAGCCATTGACCTGTCTAAGCGAAACTTTCTTAAGGTGGGTGGCGCGGCCGGCATCGGCGCCTTGGCGTTGAGCGCAACCGCCTGCCCCTTTGACGGAAAGAAAGTCACATTCTACTCGGCAACCCTATCAAACTTTCTGAATGAAATCGCGGGATTGCTACCGGCACAAGCTGCATTCATCGCGCGGATTGTGAAGGTGATCTCGGACTTTGATGTGGCGTATCAGAAGGGCGACTTCGCCAATGCTTCAGCCTTCTTCAATACGATGGTCGCGAATGTAACACAACTAATCTCGGATGTTGGGAGAAACCTTAGCCCTCAATTAAAGATGCTCTTGGCGGTAGCAAGCGCAACGATACGTACGATCGCGGTGCTGCTACAGCAACAAGGCACGACTCAGCCATCGGCAGTGGCACGTGCGCGTGCGGCATCTCCTGATGCCGACAGGGCTATCAGCACGATTGAAAAACTGGCGAGTCCTTCGGCAGTAGACGCGGCATTTGCGGCGACGAAGCTATGAGCAACGAGCACTTCATCCGCAACCACCATCAGATCGTACGCTTAGCTGACGGTACGGAGAAGGACCTGGTAATCGGCGGTGACGGGAGGTTCATCGGCTTGTTCCCACAGGATGAAGATGACAAAGAGATCCTAATGGGCTGGCATGACGAACAGTTTGAGCCTATCCCACGGGAGTTATGGAAGGTTGGGTATTGAGCAAAATGAGCGAACCAATCATCGAAAAGGAAATGTTGGTGGTCCATCGAGACGAGGCTTACGCACTTCAATACAACGTGCTCACCCATGAGGTGACTGAGGAACAGACTGCAGACGACGCCATTAAGATTTTATCAATCAGGCCAAAGGTGGTAGCAGAAGAAGAGTCATAGCCATGCACGACAAAGAAGAAGCTCAACAGCGTGAATATCGCAGGCGGACCAAGGATACCTCTGCCGACAGATTAATCCCTTACGAGCTTTTCTCTATCAGACTAGCAATTCAGGAACATTCCGCCAACGTGGGTAAGTGGGCGGCGATTCTCGACAGCACATTGAAAGAAGGATTTGCGGCATTGGGGCAGGTGGATGATGCGAAAGCACAAGAGAAGATCGACGCGCTCGCGAGACGAGTGGAGACGCAAATCGCCTTTCTGCGGGCCGCTTCCGAACGTAACGAGGACTCAACAACTTAACTAAAAAGGAGAAAGAATTTTATGCCAGCAGATTTCACGCAGTTGGAAGCAGATGTAACAGTACTGGAGGGCGTGGTTCCCTCGGTAGTAGCCATTATCAACGGTATCGCGGATCAGATTGCGGCGGCGGTTGCGGCCGACAATCTCTCTGACAATACGGCATCAGGGGCTTTGGCGTCCCGAGTTCGTAGTCAGGCAGAGGCACTGGCAAACGCAGCGGCAGCGAACAATCCGCCGCCACCCGAAGGCTAACTAAAAGTTCTGAGCGGTCTTAAAAACTCTTTCCGAGAGGCTCTAGCCATAGCAACCCGTGCTCGTCGGAAGCTTGGGGTTTTGAGGCCGCTGAGAAAATAGAAGTCGACGGTAAGGTTCCGTAGAAGGAGATATTGTGCTTGGCCGGCAACAGCAAACAGGGGATCGGTTTAGGGGTGGACAAATACGGCGGGGCCGTAATCGATCCTACCAAGAACGTGCTGGATCTGACCGCTGCCGCAAATCGGAGACAGGACGATCTGCGCGAGATGTACAACCGCTTTATGGGAGCGGAAATCAGACGACTGGAAGAAACAGTCAAGCGGGTCGAGCAGGTTTCGGAACTACACGCACAGCATATGCGGGAAGTCGCAATGATTCACCAGTCGCACGACATGGCGATTCACAAGATGGAGCAGGAGAAGCTGGCCGCTTTCCGGGCCAGTGATGAAGTGGCGCGATTGACAGAGGCGAATCGCAGCCTCGCAGCAATTCAGGTGGTCGAGCGCACTCTGAACTCCACTGCCACGGCCCTGGCCAGTCAGAACGCGGAGAATAATCTGGAGGTAAATCGACGATTAGCGGCACTTGAAAAATCCAGCTATGAAGGAGCAGGCAAGCAGGCTGTGGCTGATCCCATGCAGGCGGAGATGTTGAACGAATTTAGGGCAATGCGGCTTTCTTTTGCGGAGGGCCAAGGTAAGGCGGTGGTAACAGACCCGTTGATTGCAAATATGATGGCTGAGCAAAAAAGAACCAACGAGATACTGGCGGAGAAAATGGGCGGCAGTAAAGGTATGGATAAGATGTGGGGATACGCGGTGGCAGCAGTGGGGTTACTTTACATCGTCTTAAAACTGGCAGGGAAAATGTAATCGGAGCCATTCGCCGGCGTTTCCCAACCGGAGAGGAAGTCAATGAAACACCTGATCGTCATCGTAGCAGTTCTGTTGTTCGCTAATCCCCTGCTTGCTCAGGAACCCAGAGCGGCTGCCGCGCCTCCGGTGTCTGGAGAAGGTGCCAATATTGTTCCCGCACCAATGGCGATCCCTCACAAAGTTGCAACCGAGCTGTGGGGAGATCTTGCCAAGGATACATATGCGGCACAACTGGTGGTTAGTAATCTCGATAGCGCCCGCCAGTTTCAAATCAATGATGTGGTTTTATCTTTCAATCCAATTCAATGCGCGTTAGCGAAAGAGACTTATCCGAACTTCGATCAAGCTGAATGCGAAGCGTTGTTCAAGAAGCACTTCAGTAATCTTCCTACAGCCTACTCAACGCTAACCCGAGCTCAGGTTCAAGGAATTAAGTCTATCCGGGATTTGCAAACCAAGCGTGCAAGATTCTTTCGCGCAACAAGGTTTCTGGTTGCCATTGCATCGGCTCTCACTCCCTACAACGTCATGGGACCGGATGGAAAGACCGCAATTGCGATCTTTTCAGGCATAGGACTGCCGGCAATAGCGGACCTGATACCGAATCCAGTGCCCGAGCAGATGGATAGACTTAATGAAATGAGTTACGACGGGCGGGTTGTAGTTGGACCAAACCAAGCGGCCACCTTCGTTATCTTCATCCCCAACGATCTACTGTTCGATAGACATACCTGGAAGATGTACAAGGAAGACAAAGGCAGTCCTGAGAGTTTGGAGTTAAAGCGGGCAATGGGATTCTTCCTTACAGCGATCGTTACTGGAGCGCAGATTACAACTACTCCCCCACAATCGTTTCGTAGTAGTGCGGTGCGCTGATATTGAGTGATTACTTTCCAGCACAAGGATAGATGAGATGAGTAATTGCGATCACATTGAGCACATTAGGTTCGGTCCATTACCAGAGCCGGAACCGACGAAGGCGCAAATAGATGCCATCGTTCGAGGTGTTCGCGACATATTAAAGGAGGAAGAGATGCCAGTGCGATGCAAGTTTGTATGCAGCTTCAAGGAAGGTCAGAGCGTTCACTTTAGCCCGGTCTATAGCGGCAGCGAAGAAAATAAGAAGTTCTTCCAAGCCACCCCAGGTGGGCAGATCGCCTTTTATACGGTTAATCAATCAGCGCTCGATCAGTTTGAGCAGGGCAAAGAGTATTACGTCGACTTCACGCCCGCAGAAAAGGTGGCGCAAGGCGCTGGTGCGTAGCATGAACTAGAGGCGGCGGACGCCCGGAAGCGCCCGCCAACCGTCCCGCGTCGCCGCTCCGCAAAGAACAAGCGACGCAGGGCGCCAGAACTTTAACCCTCCCGGAATTGAGGAGCAAGTGAATGAGAGACGACAAACGCAAAGATCAACCAGAGCGACCCGAACCGCCAGCGCCGAAGCCCGATGCCGAGCCGCAAGATGGCGGAACAGATCCTGGTGTGCCGGAAGATCCCGGCAAAAAGCCGCTTCCGTCTCCACCCGTGAGGCCGTAATGGAAGTGCGGAATTTCAGCTTAGTAACACAGCGAAAAACGCTGGAACAGGTAGAGCCTATCTGGCTGCTGCGCTGGCTACTACGCCATTACTTTAAGTGGCGCGGATTTGCTTGCCGTTCGCATTGTGGGAGTTGCGACGGGAAGTGCTATGCGTCGATCGAGTATCGCGGGGTCTTCGATGATGAAGGCATGGCGTATTACGCCGCCAGATGCGATGGCGGAGCGGTAAAGCCAATTCCGTTTAATGCGGCCTTGCCAGAAGAAACAGTGAGTTACGAAGTGGGAGACGTGCCACTGTCTGAAGCCTCGCCGTGGTATCGACGCGGAGTGCTATTGCCGTTTGAGGCCATCCCAAGAAGAACCATCAAGGACAACTTGGCAAGCCTTCGCTCACTTGAGGGGCGGTTGGACCAGTTGGATGACCATATCAAAGGGAAATGCGTAAGGGCATCATGAAATGCAAAAAGGCTTTTATGATCCCTCACTTAGTTTACCCGGTCTTCTGTACCTCATGGTTGCAGGGTTTCTTGGATGGATTGGGAATCGCGCTTACAAATGGGTGCTGTTATGGCTCAACAGAAAGAAGCCAGCGGCAGAAATAGATGAATCTCAGGCTCGAACAGTAAAGACATTTGCAGAAGCGAGAAGGATCAACGTAGAGGCCGACACAGAACTGAATGCGATTATTCAACGGCTACATTTAAGAATTGATCAGATGCAAGTGGGTATAGATGAAATCAGAGATGATCGTGACGAATGGAGAATGAAAGCTGAGTCTGCGGAGTCACAACGAAAGATAGATGAGCACTACATCAAAAGATTAACAGCCGCTAACGAATTGAAAATCACGCTCAGCGAGCTGGATAGGGTGAAACCAGAAGCGAGCGAATCGAAGCCTGATTAAAAGGGAGTCGCTCTCATGCGAGGGCGGGAGTTGTTTAAGTGGTTTGCTTTTTGTCAGAGAAGGACCGGGAGACTGGGGGCATTCTTCCGGTCCAATTATAAAGAGGAGGCGTTGATCAGCGAAAGTCAGAATGGAAATTAAAACCGACACTGGAACCTATTTACCCAGCGCAGCACCTTCCCCTTTACCACCAGCCGGCAATTCATTCATAGATGGACTCTCAGGAATCAAGCTAACCCGTCTTACGGATGAAAAGGACGGCCCTGGATTCGGCACTACCTATTCAATTTGGCCGGCCGCCAATCGTGATTGCACGAGGTTGTATGTCTTCGGTTCAGCTTCGAATAGCTACTGGACCGTAGGGTTCGATCCTACAACCGGATCTCGAGTAGGCGCATTAAAGCCTGTCTCTCCGATACCTGCGCGAATGTATTCAAACTATGAATCCGCGTTGTGGTCAGGAATTGATCCGGATAAGCTCTTTGTGATAGCCGACGCGAAGCTTTACGCTTATCACCCGTCAACAGATCAATCCACTTTAGTTGTAGATCTCACCGCGCGCTTAGGCGCTGATTATTCTTTCCGTCAATCACATAAGAGCAGAGACGACAAAAGGTTTGCTGGTTCTGGTCCTCAAGGTTTTGTTGTTTACGATGTGGAGCTCGACAAGATCATGCTCGACGTGCGCACCACCGACATGAACGGCATCGCATTCGATCGAAGCGGCAAGTGGCTCTTGTACGTTCCTGATGATGACAATACGGAATACATCTATAACGTCGAGACGGGTACAAGAGAGCAGATTCACTCCGATGTTACAACCGGGCTTCCAGACTTCACCATCGGGCACTGTGACGTGGGAACGGACTTTATTGCAGGGAATGATCGCTGGCGTGGCGGAATCTCAGGGCGCCGAATGTCGGCGCCGCACGCGGTAGAAATCCCTTTTACTTACTCGCCATCGTGGATCAACCATCACTTATCAATGACTGCGGATGATGAAAGATGGGCCTTGCTCTCCACTTACGGGGATATTGTTGGACCTGCCGATCCGAACAGGTTTAAGAACGAATGCTTTATTGTTGGTGTACAGGGGGATGCGGTCGGCAAGATCAAGCGTCTCTTCCATCATCGCGCCAGCTTTAATAATCCAGACTTCGCAAAACGCTATTGGGGCACACCAAAGGCAAATGTAAGCAGAGATGGAAGGTTCGTATTCTTCACTTCCGATATGGGCACAGGCCGAAATGATTTATGGGTAGCTCAAATATCCGGGGATGTCTCAGCGCCACCACCGCCAGTGCCGGAGCCAGCGCCTGCTCCGAGTCCAACGCCTACGCCAAGCCCGACACCTACTCCTGCTCCAGCCCCGTCTCCATCTCCTCTCCCAACTGCGGCTGTTACTTCTCCGTTTGATGGTGCAACACTGTCTGGGACTGTGACAGTGACCGCGATCGCCAACAATGCCGTTACGGCCTATTTAATCGTTGATGATCAAGTGATTGCACAAGACTCAGAGGCTCCCTACAGCTACAGTCTCGACACACGGAAGCTAAACGAAGGTGAGCACGTTCTGTACGTGCGCGCGTGGGACGCGGCGGGTAACGCAGGAGATTCAGCAAAGGTGAAGTTCACGGTGAAGAACGTTGCGCCTGCACCAACACCGACCCCTGAGCCAGTGCCAACACCCACGCCTACTCCCACTCCAACCCCAACTCCGACTCCAACACCTGTGCCGCCTGCTCCATGTGCAATGACGATCAATGCGCCAACGATTCCAGCATGGGGCACGGGCAAGTTGGTGGTTACGCTTACTGGATTGACTGGGCCGGGAGTGGTGAAAGTTGTTTCCAACTCAGGCCAAATTACTGTTAGCCCTGCGTCTAAGTCAGTGAGCCCTGGTGCTACAAGCGTAATTGCAGAGTTTCAGTTGCAGGCAAAGAAGAAGTCAGGAAGCATTACTGTGAGTGGACCATGTGGGGTGCAAACTGTGCCGGTGAATGTGCGGTGAGGACCGTTCGCAAATAAAGAAGACTTCTATGGCAGGATATTAGACAAGCATCGTGAACAGGGCAACGGAGGAAGGCTATGAAAATTGTTCCAAATCAAAGATTCATACATGACAAACAGGCATACGAACAGGGTCAGGAGTACGACGTGTCCGACGAGTTAGGCCAATACTTCGATAATGTGGGATGGGTTGGTGACGATGAGGAAAAGGCGCACCGAAACCACAATATGAGGGCTGTTGACCTTGGGTTGCCGGTCACTGAGCCTGACGAAGCGGAAGTGGTGGTGTCGGAATTGGAAAAAGCCATCAGAAACATTAGATCGCGCAAAGAAACGGGAGTAAAGCTTGGCTAACATTGTTCTGACTAATCGACGCTGGAATAATCGGGAGGTGTAATTTTGGCGAAAATCGTACATGATGATGTCTTAGATGGCGCGTGGGATGTGCTGGACCAAGCGGACTTGATGACCGTTTGCGCCGGGCAGCCAACCACACGCACGGAGGCGGTGACGACTTTTAAGCTTGCAGACACCGCTATGACGCCAAACACGGACTATACCAAAGCAAACGGGACTACCTCGGGGCGTAAGGTGACAACGGCGGCAAAGAGCGCTGTACCTGTTGACACGTCAGGCACGGCTGATCACGTTGCTTGGGTTGACGCTACCCGGTTGCTCTATGTGACGACTTGTACTTCACAAGTACTCACGGCGGGAAATAACGTGAACATTCCGGCCGTCTCGATGGAAATAGCAGATCCGACCTAAAAAGCGGCTGCCGAGAGTGCGATAATCACAACCTCGAATTAAGGCTCGGCGCACAGTCGAGCCTTTTGTGTACACATCATGGCAGTCTCATTTCGTGTTACAGGTACATGGGCAGAGCTAATCGCCGATGGCTCTGTTGCGATTCCCGCGACTCCACAAGCAGGCGATCGGATGTACCTGTTTGCGCGCTGGAAAGATTTCTCGATTACTGCGCAAGTTACCTCACCAGCAGGCTGGACTGAATTAGTAGAGTTTGCTGACGGCTCAACCAGTTCTGGCAATGGGACGGGCTCTGTGAAAGTTGCTTGTTGGTATCGAGACTGGCAATCCGGAGACACAGACCCGACCATCGACTTTTCTGCAAGCCCAACTACAGCAAGCGCCGTAATCATGGTAATGGCGAAAGCTGCGTCTGATTCGTGGCTAACTCCTGTCGCCGTTACTGCGGCAATGACGAATTGGACCACCTCTTCACAAACTGTTTCAGCAAGTTCTACGGCTAACGTTCTTGGCGGCGGAGTCGTCATGGGGCTGATCGGCATCCGTGATGACACTGCGACGATGACGCGGCCCACTAACGGGATTGACGATTCAGCCGGGGCTATTACATGGAATGGAAACTATGTCGAATCTCCTGCAACACATCACTCGACTACTACGGGTGATGATGGCGCGGCAGACCTCGGTTATCGGTTGGTAAGCGCGGGAGCAACCGCAACCCTACGCATGACAGGAACGATCTCCGCGGCAGAAACAGGAGCAGCGTTGTGGGTAGTTCAGGGTGTGGAAGCGAATCTCACTGTTCAGAATTCCAGTCACGCACATGCCGCAGCCAATGTCTCACTGACTCAGGTTCATTCGCTTGTGGTTGCTAATGCTAGTCATGCGCAGGCTGTCGGCAACATAACTCTCACGCAGGTCCATGGCATTGTTGTGCAAAACGCTTCTCACGCACATACCGCAGGCAGTCCCACGTTGACAGAGGTTTCTAATCTGACAGTTCAAAACAGTAGTCATGCTCACTCTGTTGAATCACTCACGCTTACTCAAGTTCATGCCCTGACAGTAGCGAACGCGACACATTCACACATAGCGCAAAGTCCGAATGCGCGTACATTCCAAATCACCTGGCTCGACCCCGGTGGTGATGCGGTACAAGCAACAGGGTACTTCAACAATGTGATTACCGGGGCGGTGAGCTACGACGCCACGCACCAAGTTGCTGGAGTTGGTTCGTGGAAGTTTGACTCCGACACTGGGGCAGCGGCTTATGTCGAAGTGCTGGGAGTGCTGGACGCTAACCGTCGCATTAGCTTCTACTGGCGCTATGACTCGGTGCCGGATCATACGGAGACGAAGACGGAGTTTGCGGACACTAGCACCGTACAGGACTATTCGGGTGGTGGGTTTAGTCTCCCCGGCGGTAGTAATAGCTGGAATGTTGATAACGGGGTGTATCACACTGCAACCCCAGCGAAGAACTCCGGTCAGGGAAATATTTGTACGTTTGCTGCTCTTGATGGCGGTGTCCCACTCTCCGCCGTCATCGACTCGGTAAAGATCATCTATGAGCGCAAGTTCGATGTGAACACCTCTATCGGCATCTCGCGTGTAAAGACGCGCATTGATGGCGTGGAAGGCCCGAACTATGACAACACCGACATGCCGCTGGTGGATACAGTCGTCACCGTTGACATCACCGCTGAACGGGCGTGGACGCCGCCAGACTTTGCCGCTGACGTGTTTGAAGTGATCGCCGAAGCTCGCCGTGGTGACACTGACACCGCCCACACACAAAGTTGGGACTACGTGAAAGTGGAGGTTGTGTATCACTTGCCAGTGGGAATCATCACAGCAAATGATGGTCTAAGCGGCGACGAAGGGTGGCGTATTGCAGTCACTCCAAAGGGCGATGGCGTAGTGTTGAGACTTGTCGAAGGTGACTTTAACGCTGGACAGGGAGCGGGCTATGACGGAATTACTGAACTACTTGCAAATACACCTTATAGAATCGGCATCGGCTATGTAGTCCACGGTGCTGATGACCTAGAAGTAAAGCTATACATCAACAGTGTTGAGGAACTCTCAATTGAGGGGGCTGCTACTGCTAGTAGTGACGGCACTCAGTTAACAGCTCTCCGCTACGGCTGGCTCGGCAACCCCGGTGCCGACCACCTCACATGGTTCACCCACCTGTACGTTGACGACGGCGACGACCTCACTGACCCCGGCAACAAGCTGACCACGGCTAAACTTCCTGCCTCTGTCAACCAGAACAACTGGACCACGACAGGTGGGACTGGCGCGGTGGATGAGCGCCCGCTGAGTGAGACGAACTACAAGCGGCACTCAACCGCCATTGGCACCGTGCGTCAGACCTACACGCTACAGGATGCCGCTACTGGGGATGTGGACATCAGTGGCGAGACGATTGTCGGCTACATGGCATGGGCATGGGTTGAGGCTGACATCGGAGCGGACAGCGGCTACGTCTACTTAGTTGTTAACGGGGAGGACTATGGTAACGAACTTCTGGACAGTCAGTTTGACGAGGTAGTTTCACTGGTCCGTCGCGCTGTCACAACAACCGCGTATCCATCCGATGCCGACGGTATTGGGGCGGCCTTGATCGACGTGGAAGATTTCACTGTTGTCATCCTCTACGAATGCGGCATCGTCGTCTGCTACGAAGGCCCTGACACTGACGACCCGCTGTTCCCGTTGCAACTGCTTGCCTCATCGGCCAGCACCAGCGACGATATGGGTGGAACGCCCCCTGCTGAATACGAGTTGAAGAACACAGTGCTGCCAGCCGCTGGCGCGGTGATGACGACGACGATTAGTTCCCGGACCGCTGAAGGTGAGGTGCCGCAACAGCAGGCTATCATCGAGACGCAGGGCGGTGACGAGACAGGGATAGTTGTCATCAGTCCCGGCGTGGAGGTAAGCGTAGACATCGACGTATCCGGCACCAACACCAGTGTGGAGTTGCGACGAGTGGACCAGACGGTAATCTAGGAGAGTAACGATGAGTACTTGGGAACAACGCATGGGCGGTAAAGTGAAGCAGAGGAAGCGTCAACGCGATAGGGCAAAGCGGTATCGATACGCCTTTGGGCTAGCCCGAATCTACGAACTCGGACCACCACCCCTACCGCCTGAATGTCCACCTTGTTGCTGGGGTTATCAGTGGTATCAGAATCACTGGGTACTGTTTACCACCTGCGGCTACGACTGGACTGATGACTATTGCTCTCACGAGCATCACCGGAGTGACTTGCCGCCTTTAGCAATGACGGCTTAGCACGAATGTGGCAAACCCAACCGTCTTCAACGCCATAGCAACCAACCCCGGCGGTACGGGTTCCACTATCACTGTCACGCTCTCCACCCACGCGGTCGGCGACCTGCTCATCATCTATGTCGCCAACACCGGCAACGTGCTGTGGACTGGCAACCCCACCGGCTGGTCCCGCATCGACCAGCGCACTGTCGGCACCTCCACCAACGGCATCGTCGGCACCTGGCTGTGGCGTAAGGTGGTGTCAGGCGACACTCTGCCACTCACCAACCCACAGTGCACCCTCGGTGCCACCGTCACGCGCCTCGCTACTTGTCGCACCATTCGCGGCGCAGACCTCGAATCACCGTTCGTCACCCCCAACTACGGCCAGCGCGGCTTCAGCACCGGGACATCGAACCCTGCTCGTCCACCGACGGTGGTTACTTCAGCGCCAGAGATGCTCGCCCTGCACTGCTACGGCTCACGTGCAGCCACCAACGCGCCTGACCCGTCTGGCTACACCGCAGACGCAGAGGCGATAGCCAGCGGAACATTAGTAATTAACGCCGCCAGTCAGGTAATCGCCGACCAGAACACCAGTCTCAGTAATCAGGATGCGTCACCCACCAGCGGCGCACGCTGGGCCTCAGGCATCATCTGCATTCCAAGCAAGGATTACCCCTACTCTCGTGCCGGGTCACAAGGCAGCCAGCTCAACGGCACCAGCGTGAACGTCACCTTGCCCACTGGAACCACCAGCAGCGATGTCAACGGCAATAAAGACTTGATTATCGCCACAGTCGAGGCAGTCGGTACAGCCCCGTCACCCAACAGCCCCGGCGACTGGACTGAAGTTGGCGGCGCGTGGTCAGGAACCACCTCCGGCGGTGCAACCACCATCCGCAAATACTGGGCACTGTACGATGGCTCAATAGACGCTCGGTTCAACCGCACTGGGTCAGGGGAAATCAGCGCCTGCCTCACGACCTACTACAACTGCCATCAGACTGCGCCGGTGGGATTGTCTGACGCCGATGCTCGCGCTTCATCAACCACTTCGACCTGGGACGCGGTATCACGGAGTTTTACGCACAGTCTTGTGCAAGCCACTTGTGTTGCCGATGCTGTCCCAACCTTCACTGCCCCTGCTGGATGGACCGAGCGCATGGATGGATTAGGCATTGCCTGCGCTGATCAAACCTTCAACGCCACGGGTTCCACGGCGAGCGCGTCGTTCACGCTCTCGACTGCCAGTCCGACGCTGGTGGGTCTGGTGGAGATTAAGAGTCCAACCGGGGTTGGGTCGATCGATCTGATAATACAGAACGCGGCGCACTCACACACGGCTGCTAATGCAGTGCTCACCCAAGTCCATGCTTTAGTAATCGCTAACGCTGCTCACAGTCACTCAGCGGGGAATATCGCCTTAACTCAAGTTCACGAGCTCGCGGTTCAGAATAGTCTCCACTCGCACTCAGCAACCAGCCCAGTAGTCACACAAGTCCACGCACTTACGGTTCAAGGCGGCCCACATGCTCACACCGCTGAAAGTCCAACACTGACTCAAATCCATGTGTTGAGCGTGGCGAGCGGTGTTCATTCGCACTCCAGTGAGAATGCGGTGCTGGTGCAGGCTCATCAATTGACAGTGAGTAGCGCGACTCACGATCACACCGCTGAGAGCATCGCGCTTACGCAGACTTACAACTTAACTATCGCATCGGGAACTCATGCACACTCCAGCGAGAACGTAAGCATAGTCATTGTGTTGGGTGTAGACGCAGCGACTCACGGCCATCTTGCGCAGAATGTTGACCTAACGCAGGTCCACGAACTTGTCGTCGCAAACGGTGCCCATGCGCATATCGCCGAATCGCCTGCCTTAACACAAACCCACGCGATACAGGTTGACGATACAAGTCATGCCCATGTGGCAGATTCCACGACCCTGACCCAGGTTCATATCCTGACGGTTGCGGACGCGGTTAACGGTCACACGGCAGCCAGTTTAAGCCTTATCCAGGTCCACGAGCTCGCCGTCGCCGACAGTGCGCACAGTCACGCAGCCCAGTCGGTCGCGCTCGTTCAGGAACACGCGCTGCAACCTGCCGACGCGAGCCACGCGCAGACTGCGGACTCGCCAACACTCACACAGGTTCACGCCCTGTCAGTTGCCGATGCTACTCACGGACACTCTGCTGCGTCTCCATCTCTAACCCAGTCCCACGAACTGGTTGTCGCTTCGACTTTGCATGGACATAGCGCAGAGAATGCCGACGTGAATCAGGCTGCCGTTTTGGTTCTCCAGAATGCGACCCATGAGCATTCGGCTGAAACGGTAGGGTTAACACAGGCGCATCTGATCGCCATTGATGACGGAGCCCACGCCCACACAGCCGAACACCAGGTGCTCACTCAGATCCATAACCTTACGATACATAACAGTGCTCACGAGCATTTAACTTCGAGTGTTGTTCTTAGTGCTGCGACTGACCTGATAGTAAGCGACGGTGCGCATAGTCATACGGCGGACGGTTTGTCGTTGACACAAACTCAGAACCTAAGCCTCCAATCAGCGGTACACTCACATTCGGCTGATGATCTTGCTATTTCTCAGGCCCATGGCTTAGCTATTGAGAGCGCAAGCCACGGTCACGTAGCACAAAACGTAGTTTTAGGTTTAGCAAACGCTCTTGTTATTTCCAATTCAGTTCATGGACACACGACAAGTGGTGTCTTATTGGTGTGGCCGATACCGATCGATATGTACGTGATACCCGAGAGTTCGCAGTTCATGACGATACCGACTTCAAGCCAGATTTTTCAGATTGATCGGTAGATTTATATGGCAGAAGGAACGAGAGTTGATCCCTATATTAAAGACCCGGATTCAATACGGACTTTCGGCATAGATTGGGCGGCGTTTCTGGGTACGCTAACTTTCAACACTTCCCTATGGACGGTCACGACAGGGTCGGTGGCGATTGACTCAAACACAACCAATACAACGTTTTCACTGGTGAAATTAAGTGGGGGCACGGTTGGTGAAAAGTGCGCACTACGAAATCGCGTAACCAGGTCAGACGGAGAGAGAGACGATCAAACCATCTACGTGAAGATAAAGGAAAAGTGAGCGAGTGAATTGGGCTGGTTTCATACTAGGTTTTACGATTGGGAGCCTGGCAACGCTCTTAGTGGTCCGTGTAGTCGTCTTGTGGAAAGCATATATGAAGATAATGCGCGACACGATACTAAATTTAAGGAAAGCAGTGAGCGACCTTGAGAGCTAGGAAGTGAAAAAGGCCAGCAAAAATGACAGGTCCGCACAGGCGGGAGACAGCAATAAGCGGACATCCCGCGTACAGCTTAAAAAGGCTGAAGAGTTTCTTGATGTGTTGCGTCAAACCGGGGGAAACGTAAGTCGGGCATGTGCTGCTATTTCGCTAACTCGCTCGCGGGCTTATGAATGGCGCACTGCTGACCCTCTATTTGCGGCCGCGTGGGACGAAGCGGTGGAGTTGGGAACGGACGAACTCGAAGAAGAGGCCAGGCGACGAGCATTTAGTGGCGTTGATGAGCCCGTATTCTATCAAGGTGAAGTTTGCGGCGAGGTTCGGAAATACTCAGACACGCTTCTAATCTTCTTGCTTAAGGGACGTCGGCCCGACAAGTACCGTGAGAGAGTTACGATAGATGTCAACCAACTTGACTCCGATATTGAGCGGGAACTGGCGCTCATTGCCGCCGGAAGCAAAGCAGATCCTTCTGGAGAAGCTGAAGAAGCGATCCACTAATTCCCTATCGCTCAGTGCTCCAGAGTTCCGTGGAGCAAACCTTGAAATACAGTCATACACCGGCACGGAGTACATGCTTGCCGGCCCTGCCGAAACCGGAAAGACGTGGGCAACCTTATGGCGTCTTAATGGCCTGCTGAGCGCAACTCCCCACGCTTCCGGTGCTCTTGTTCGCAAGGTCGCCGCCGACATTAACCCCACGGTCCTCGTCACATACAAAAAACTCGTTGTGGCAAGCGCTAGCCGATCCATTCCATACGGAGGCGAGAAGCCGGAATGGTTCGACTACCCGAACGGGGCACGTCTTTACATTGGCGGCATGGACAGGCCCGGAAAAGTGCTATCTGGTGAGCGTGATTTTATATATGTCAATCAAGCGGAGGAGTTAACGCTTGACGATTGGGAAGTTCTATCTACACGGTGTACAGGGCGAGGGGCCGTCACGTCTACACCAATGCTTTTCGGAGATTGTAACCCTGGTCCGGAGGATCACTGGATTTTAAAGCGTGTGCCGCTCAAGGTGTTCCATTCGAGGCACGAAGACAACCCGTCACTTTATGATAGTGAGGGTAATCTTACGGAGCAGGGCAAGCGCTCAATGAGCAAGCTCGACGCGCTCACTGGGGTCCGCCGCAGTCGCCTTCGGTTAGGGCTGTGGGTCGGCGCGGAAGGACTGTTTTTTGAGGAATGGGACGAGGACTTGCACGTCTGCGAGCCGTTCAGTATTCCGGGTGACTGGCCCGTCTGGGGATCGTTGGATTACGGTTTTGCGCATCCCACGGCATTCGGTCTATTCACCGAAGATAATGACGGTCGTATCTACTTAATCGGTGAACACGTTAGATCTGGATGGTTGCCGCCAGCGCATTGTAAGGCGATCCGGCGCTTAGCCGAGCGTTGCGGTATTGAGTGGCGGAGAGTAAGACAGATCGTAGCTGGGCACGATTGCTTTCAGCAACGCGGAGACCGCGAGGCTAAAACAATTGCCGACCAATACGCAGAGGCGCGCGATCCCGACACGGGAGAGGCAATCGGCCTAAGACTCGAAAAGGCTACTATTGATCGGATAACCGGCGCACAAGAACTATTAAGCCGGTTAGGTAACGCGGCCGTCGGAATTGCGTCGCGGCTAAAACTGTTCTCAACTTGCACACGTACCAGAGCGGCGATACCCCGCATGGTAAAAGATCCGCGTGACCCTGAAGATATTCGGAAAGTAAACGCCGACGCTAACGGAGAAGGCGGCGACGATGAAATCGACATGTTGAGGTACGGCGTAATGGTCACGAAACCCAACGACCGCATCTTGTACGCCTAAAGTGTAGGATTCTAGTAGCGTAACCTCTACAGGTATCCTATAATCTCTACATGCCAAAACGGGTTCCCGAAGAGGCGAAGCGAGTCGCGCTGAACTGCCTGGTGCTTCCAGAGACAAAGCGGTTTCTTGCAGAACAGGAGTGTTCGCAGGGCGAGGCCGTAGATCGCGCCGTTGCCGCACTGCGAACGCTGCCCAAGCCCTTTGTTGATGGAATGCTTAATCAGGGGCGCGGAAATCAAGATCCGAAAGTGCCAATGTGGAGACAGATCAAGCCTCCGATACTAAAGCCGAGCGAGAAGAAGAGATGAAAACACAACACGATTATCCACGCGACGAGCAAATCAAGGGTCTAAAGGCGATCATTGCCTTTCTCGAAGCCAACCCCGAGTTTGATATACCCGAAGGTATGGGCGAGTGCCTAGTGCGAACGCTACCGCGTCAGAATCGCGGCGAACTGAAGGACAAGCAGAGCATTGCTGAGTGGTTTCGGAAGCAAGTTGAAATCTTACAGCCAGACCAGATTTTCTCAGGAACGGACTTCGATGCCATTAAAGACTTTGGCGCTGGCACAAGGATCGTTGTCCATGTCAGCGCGTCTGCGGTTTGCGAGAAGACGGTGGAGACAAAAACAATCAATCAACCCGTGACTGTTGAGGAAGCCACATGGCACACTCCGGCGACATTGATCGAAATTGGGTTCGTTGCTGATCAAGAAGAGCTGCGCGAGCGAGAAGTCTCGTACAAACAGTTTATGTCTGGCACCGGGTATTCACCAATCCGACCACCGAAGTCGGATAGACCAAATCCGGCAACCTAGTAGCGTAAGGGGTTATAATTCAGGGTATGGAAACTATAGGCGCACTGGTTGGGTTGTTGATAGTCGCATTTAACCTCGTAGATGCTCTGGTCTATCGACGGCGATTCTTGGGCGTGAGCATGCTACTCGCGGTCGGCTATCTATTAGCCAGTGCTGTTTATGGTGCTTGGTGGATTAAGAACCACCTTTGTTATTAGCCTACAAACGTAAACCTCACAAATAATCTAAATTCTCTTGCGTGACTCTTCGCGAGAGACTCAAATCAACATCTAGCGACGGCTATCTTTATAACGGCGAGCAGCGCGATCTACCTGATGAAGTGGTCCGGCGCGCGAACGATCGATCGGCGGCACCGGGGTTTCTGACTCGCATTAAAGCAGCCATCACCGCGTTTAAGTCCCTGCCTTTCCCTCAATATACCGGGAATGTGCCATCCTGGAATTCATGGCCGCAGTGGAGTCCAACGTTCACACAGAAGAATCCTGATCCCTCAACATCGTCTCTCGTAATGGCCGGCGTTCGCTGGCTTGGAAATCGATTGCCGGAAGCGCCGTTAACAGTTCAGCAGCCACTCAAAGATGACGATGAATCGGAATCGGTTCCGAATCACTCGCTATTAAAGTTATTCAAGCGCCCTAACCCTTTCATGTCCGCATCGACCCTATGGAAGGCTTTTGGTTTCTCATGGATTCTTAAGGGCGATGTCTACTTCATTAAGTTTAGAAACGATCTTAATCAGGTAGGCCAAATCTGGTATGAACCACACTGGAATGTCAAACCCCGCTGGGTAAATGACAATCAAGGGTCATACATTCGTGGTGCGAATGATGATCCGAACACGTTCATAACCTACTACGAAGTGATGCGCGAAGGGCAACCCGTGCGAGTTGAAGTGGAGGACGTAATCCATTTCCGCGACGGGATTGATCCGCGCAACACGCGATGCGGCCTTTCGGGGATCGCTACGATACTCCGCGAGATCTTGAGCGATAGCCAAGTTGTAGATTTCTCCAGTAAGTTGTTGGGCAATAGTGGCGTGCCTCCGTATGTCCTCTCGATTGACAACAAGATCGGGAATCTGAAACAGGAAGACATCGCGGGGGTGAAGGCTTCACTGATTCAGCAAACCTCGGGGAGTAATTCAGGCAAGCCGCTTGTGGTTGCTTATGCCTCAGTCCACAAGCTCGGGTTCACCCCAGAAGAATTGGATCTCAGAGTCTCGCGATACTTAGGTGAGGAACGATTCTGCGCCGTGACCGGCATTCCTGCCGTGTGTCTGGAGTTAGGGTCAGGAGCAGAGCACGCGATCTACAACAACGTGCAGCAAGCAGAGCAGCGAGCTGCAAAAGGTTATCTTGTACCTCTTTGGTGGCACATTGATGAAGAGTTAACGGTTCAACTTCTACGAGACTTTGACACTGATGAGTCACGGTTTGTCGAGCACGATCTTTCTGAGGTTGCTGCGCTTCAGGAAGATGAAACCGCCAAGCATGGTCGCGTAGTTTTGGATTTTCAAGGTGGATTGATTACCAGAGCGCAAGGGTTGGCACAATTAGATCTCCCGGCAGATACGAAGCCGGACAAGACGGGCCTTGACGATGTTTACTGCCTGAAGTCAGGATCGGCGTTCATTCCAGCGAACCTTCCAGCGAGCGTCCCTGCTCCTGCGCCGGAACCGGGACTTGATATGCCGTTAGATGATGTGCCAACGAACGGCGGAAAGGAATTGCCGGCGTGAGACAGCTAACGGTATTTGATGAAGTTGAAATCATCATGCGCGAACGACAGTGGTTGCCTTGGTATGAACGGTACGGCCCAGATTTCCGCTCAATCATGTTTCACTACCCGATTGATCGTGCTCTTCCGCCGGATAGTAACGAAGAACGCACTGAAACTAAATGAGCACAACGTCTCAACAAGTAGAGCGTAAACCGCCCGCGCAACCTAAAGAAAAGGAGCGTGCTACAATCCCGCACGGATCGAAAGACCAAGAGATTGAAAACCTCAAACGCCTGCTGGCAAATGTTAGCCAACGGCTTGATGCTTTGAAGACGCGGTGAGAAGATGGGATTGAAGCAAAGTGGACCTGCGCATTTCCAGCGCCATGTGGCTCAGGCGTTAGGATGGTTTCGCACGAGGGACTGAGCGACAAACAATGCCCTGAGCAGTGCGGTTAGCGGGTGCGACTCCCGCCCTACTTTGTTTATAAGTGAAGTCTTGAGAAGCGTGTGATTGCAAAGAGGCAGACATAGCCCGACTTGATGCCCGCAAGGGAACTGTACGGGGCAGGAGGTAATAAGCCGAAAGGGAATATCTCTACTGTAGGTTCGAGTCCTACCACGCAGATCAAGGTACAGTAAAGGTCTTTAGCAACTAGATAGCGAGTTAAGCACGGCGCACAACAACGACCGTGACCTGCCCGCCCGATTCCTTAACCGGAGTCGGCGGGCTTTTTGTTTCTCAAAAACGTAAGTCTCGCAACCGTGATACAGAGATAAGCGCATGACAGACACCCTCCTATGGTTTGGCGGCGAAGTCAAAGCCCTTGACGATAACGGCAAGGTGGGCGGCTACTTGGTTCGTTTCTCTGACTCGGATCACAAAGATCTCGTCGGCGACTACTTCACAAAAGACACTTACTACGGTCCAAGGTTCGGTGATGGGTCCGAGACTCTGTTCGAGCACGGCTTTCCGCTCTACGATGGCGCTGATCTACCGGATGCCGTTAAGTCGGCGTTTGAAGAGTTGGCCGATCACACCTTCGCTCCGATTAAGACCAAGAAAGACACGATCGGTATTTGGGCAGAAACGGTTCTTAACATGGCCGACGAATACGAAAAGGCTGTCTTTGGGATCGTCAAGAAGGGAAAGTTAGGCTGGAGTTCTGGGGCGCCCGGCCATAGAGTAAAGCGCCAGAATGATGGACGGATCACAAGTTGGCCCATTGCAGAAGGATCTCTCACCCCGCGTCCCGCTGAACCGCTGAATCGCGCAATAGCATTTAAGTCGCTCGCGTCAGTCAAGTTCATTCCGATTGAGTGTGAGGACGTTACCGATACCACTCCCGCAAGCCCCTCGTTGTTGGCGATCAATCTCAACCAGCACATTGATGATCTGGCTGATGACGGATTGACCCGCGAGCACTTGATCGAGCGCATGGCAAAAGAAGCGGGCGTGAAGGTTGATGAGATCACTAACACACTCGAGGGGAAGACAACCCCTACCAAAGCGCGATTGAAGGCGTATTCCCGTGCTCTGAATATCTCTTACGATGTTTTGAAAGCTTCTGCTCGTCGTGATTACTCACAAACAGTCAAGGGAATGTATGAGGACGCGTTATCGGAACGTACCCCGTCACGTTGGGAAATGGAGTCAGCCTATTGCGACATCGTCACCAAGATGCTGGCGGCGGCATTAGCCGCGCGTATCGCCGGCATTGACTTTGACTGGGAAGCAAAAGTTAAGGAAGCAACCCGAGAGTACGCTGCGATGCTTGAGGATCACGCTTTGTCGCAGGGCCGCGCGTATCTCGACTCTGGTTCTGACGAACCTTTCTACCTAAAAGCAATTATCGATCTGCAAAACGATCTGCCGGTGTCCGGCAGTCTCGACCTAGACGATCACTCCCAATTGGTGGTGTCCGCCCTGCGGGAAGTAGCGAAGCGGTTTCGTAGCAATCACGAAGCCCGCGTGAAATCTGGCCGCATTCTCTCTGAAAAGAATCGGCGACGAATCAGCGAAGGCCTCAAGGATATTCAATCAGTAGTTGAAGACCTTACAGCCTTGCTCGATGAGTCTCAGCCGATGGCGACTGACACGGAGAAGCGCGCCGCGCAAACCACCTTCCTGCGTCTTCAAACACGCATTAAACCGTTAGGAGTGACTGATGGCAAAGAAACTGCAAGAGCTGGCAACTGAAATTGCCACCAAGACCAACCAGGTAAACGAACTGTTTGATCTAGCTGACAAGAGAACAGGAGATCAGCAGGGCGTTAATACCAAAGAAGAGATCAAGCAGATAGTAGATCTGAATAAAGAACTCGAAGAACTCGAGGCTGCGGCGGCTGAGATCAAGACCGTTGAAGATATTCGCAGGGGCAACGGCGACCGTCTTACTAATCTTAACAATGTCAATCCGACGGTTCCGCATCCGAGGGGCGGTGATGGCGCACAACTGAAACCATTCAAATCGCTAGGCGAACTGATCGTCGGCGATGAGAACTTTAGCCAGTGGCTGAAACAGTGGGAGGGTGGCAGATTTCCGTCTGGCAAGTCGCAGATTCAATCGCCGCGCGTGGACATCGGGGCGTGTCTGCCTCCGCGTATGGAAGACGCATTGAAAACCCTCATAACCGGGGCGGGATCTACCAGTGCGGGACCGTTGGTTTTCCCGGACTTCAAGCCTCTTCAGGATGTTTTCTACGCTCGCCCGTTGACCGTGAGAGACATTATCACGGTTGGCGAGACGGGCAGCGACACGGTTGAATACGTGCGAATCACCGGTGTAACCAACGCCGCAGCCCCGACCGCGGAAGCGACCGCAACGACAGGCGCTTCGGGTGAAAAGCCCGAATCCGCGATGGCAATGGCGAGGATTACAGAATCCGTTAAAACCATCCCACATTGGATTCCTGCTACCAACCGCGCCTTGGCCGATGCTCCACAGCTCCGCACGATCATCGATAACTTTCTTCGTTATGGTATTGAGGAAGAGTTGGAAGATCAAATTCTGACGGGCAACGCAGCCGGCGAGAACTTTGATGGCGTACTGCACGTCGCCGGAACTACCCCGCAAGCATTCGATACCAACATTTTCACTACCACTCGTAAGGGAAGAACCAAGGTTCGAACCGTGGGACGCGCTCGGCCGACAGCTTACGTGATGAATCCACTTGATTGGGAGAAAGTGGATCTCGCACAGGACAACGAGGCTCGTTACTACTACGGCGGCCCGATGAATCCTGGTAATCCCAGGCTGTGGGGTCTTCCTGTAGTCGAGTCCGAGGGGATGACCGAGGGAACCTGCGTCGTTGCTGATTGGAAGTTGGCAATTCTTTGGGATCGGATGCAGACCGCGATCTCGATGAGCAACTCGCACGCCGACTTTTTCATTCGCAACCTGATTGCCATTCTTGCTGAAATGCGTGCCGCGTTTGGCGTCATTCGCCCGGCCGCATTCGTTATTTGTGACTTGACCGCGTAAGGAGGTCCAATGGCTTATCTTAATCCAAGGGCAGGGCTGGCTAGGGAGTCAGCCTATGGCCCACTAACAAATGCCGGAGCGCCGGGCGCGGGAACAGACGAGGTCCAGACCATAACGTTCGGCGGGACGCCTACCGGCGGGACATTCAAGTTAAAGTTTGGCCCATTTAAGACCGCGGCAATCTCATGGTCCGCAACCAACAACACGCTCAGAGATAATGTTGATGCGGCTTTGGAAGCGTTGCCAAACGTCGGGACCGGAAACGTCACGGTCGCGGTAGGAACCATGACCGCCGGGGTTGGAACATTAACTGTCACAGGTGCGGGAACACTAGCGAAGAAGGCGTTAGCTCTGATCACGGTTGCTAGCAACAATCTTACGGGTACAGCGCCAACGATCGAGATCGAAGAAACGACTCCGGGCGTGAGCGCGACTCATCGCGGAGCTCCTAAAGGCGCAAAGCTGGTTGATACCGACAACGGTGTTGACTACATCAACACCGGCACGGCAAGCGCGCCAACATGGACCAAGACAGGAACTCAGACGTAAAGTGTCCGGTCTGCGGGGCTGCTCACACAGCTTGTGGTGGTCCCGCCAAATTGAGATACCCGCCTGTCGGGTGGGAAGGCGAGTGGATCGCTACAGAGGAACCAGTGCTAGTAACGTCCTTAAGGAGAACAAACGTGAGCGCAGGAGACTTTATTGCCGAAGAAGACATCTTCATCGACCGCGATGGCAAGGTTGTCGAAAAGAAGGACGCGCAAACGAAGCTGGCAAGTAAAGGTGCCCGCGTGTCCCCTGAAGATGTTGAGAAATATGGCCTTCGTTCTTCTGCCGCGGTATTGGAGACCAAGCCAAGTGAAGAGGCTGAAGCGGCGCCGCTCGTTAGAGACACACCACCACCCGCAGAGAAGAAACCCAGCGCAAAGAAGGGCAAAGAAACAGCGTGAGCGACGTAACTGACAGAGAAGCCGCCTTTGAAGAGTTGGTTCGATTGGCCCAACCGGATGCCCTGCCGAAGCTGTCAGAGGATGAACTTGAGGCGATTCTTGATCGCAACCAGCGGGCTCAGAGATGGACCGCGATGACGGCATTAACAGTTGGCCAAACGCTAATGCCAACTGTTCGCATGGGTCGGGTCTTCCGAGTCACGCAGGAAGGAATTACCGGAAGCGCGGAGCCAACATGGCCTACCGGGAGCGAAGAAGCGGTTGTTGACGGGACCGCAATCCTCATTAATTCAGGAGTGGATTTTGAGAACGTTTATGACGTTAGAAGCGCAGCGGAAGACTGCTGGGCCTTGAAAGAGCGTAAGGCTGTCCAGCTTTCAGTGGCGGGCGAGAGCCTAGACCACGTGGCCCAACAATGCCGGGAGCAAAGAAAGTCTTTCGCGTCAGTGTTGATAGCATAGGAGACCGTGTTAATGAGAAGCGAAGTTGGTCAGGCATATGACGAAGTACGAACAGCGGTGGCGGAAATCGCCACAGATATTCTTGCCGACAACTGCCGTCTCATCGTTGGTGAAACGCAATATCGAAACGTGCCGTGTCAGTTCGGAGGAGGCTCTGGAAACATGGATGGAGCGCCTTATCGAATCAAGTTTGCATGGGGAAGTCCCGCAGTAATTGGCGCAACGGCGATAGTTGACGCAATACCAGGGCGCTCTCATCTTACGTTGCAGTTAGTCGAGCCAATTGATTCGTCTACGGGTATTTGGCAGGAGTGGCGTGCTACCTCTGGACCAGCTTTTGGAAGAGTAGATGTCGGGCTTTAACGTCAAGGGTGAGAGAAGGCTCTTTGAAGCAATTGACCGACTCATTGAGGTCGTAAGCGATCAGCGAAAGCGGGGCTGGCAAAAGAACGTAGACGTCAGGCTCGACTTTCAGCGCCGCCACATGGATACGGAAGCGGCCGGCGGCTGGACACCTCTCAATGATGAGTATCGATTGCAAAAGGTTGAAGACGTTGGCGCGATTCCGATCCTTCAGTACACGACGCACATGTATCGCTCTTTGACTGAGGAACGAGCGCCAGATTACGTCCGTGAAGAAAGTGCAGATAGTTTGAAAGTCGGCACAAGTGATTTCAAGGCGCGACTGCACCATGAAGGGCGAGGACGGCTGCCGAGACGCGAAGTGATAGTAATAACCGACGCAGAAGGACGCCGGCACCTTGAGGTAATCGAAGAGAATTATGCAGGCATCGCGCGCAATCTTGGTTTCAGGGTGATTTGATGAACGACGCTGTTAACAGATTCATTCATGAGATGGGCGCAACCTACGCCGAAGAAGGCGACCGTGACGTATCTCCTATTCTGTTTAAGGCTGATGACGATCCTGCGGGAATGCTCTTTGAGCTGACGCTGCCGAAAGGTGAGCCACATCCTTACTGGCGCGTCCGTGAGCGCGAGATGACAGCGGCAGAAATTAACGGGCTGGCGCAGATGAAGACAGAGCAATCTCTAAGAGTTGAGCTCTTGTCGTTGAGCGCTGTTAAAAATGTGGGCTCGTTATTCAGCTTTAGGGGTTACGTTTACAACGCGCGGCTGCGCGATAGGTGGAATTTCAGCTTTGACAGGGTGGCCTGATGGCAGAGAACGGGCCTTGGGATTCAGAGATCACACAGCAGTTCATTGAGCCATTACTTGACAACTTAATAGCAGTCCTACAAGCGGGTGAAGCGGCGGTCCATACGGAAGTAAACGGTGGTGAGCCAATGCCCGCATATAAGCGCTGGCCCATTAGCCGCTGGGTACCGTTGGTGCTTCCGGGAGTTTCCCCGTATCCGTCCTGTAGCGTGATTCCGGGACGGACGCGAACACACAAGGACGAAGACGGTAAAAGCATCGATGAGGGACACGGAGTTGAAATTTTTATTGAAGACGTGGGCGGGAATCCAGATGTTCTGGCCCGCTCAGTGATAAGGCGAGTGCGAGCAGCGCACATAATCATTGAACGCGCGCCGTTATCGGCCCTATTCAATGGCTTTTCGAGGGACCTGAGTCAACTACCCTATTGGGATATTGATCACGATTACGCTCAGTTCATCATTGACAAGTCAATTTACAAGCAGAACGGAAGTTTAATCATTACGTTCACCGGACTGATGGAGAAAACCTAAATGGCTACAGAAGAAAAGGCGATCACAGCAGCAGGCATCACTGGCGCAAATCGCGCGGGTGAGGCCATGCTCAGGCGACACGGCGTTGATCCGGCGAAAGTGGGCGAGGAAGAGATCGAAAAACTTCGCAAGCTTGGAATTGACGCCGACACTTACGAGCGCAAAGCCCTGACGTGGGCTGGGGCTATTCAGGAGTTTGGCAAACCGATTGGCCCACGTTTGTATAACGAGGTTCATGTCGCTGCCTTTGGCCCTGTTCCTCCCGGTAAGAATGACATCAACCTTATGTCCCTCGAAGACAAGTGGATGAGTCCGCGTAAGGATGACGAGACGGACGAGGACTTTGAGGCTCGAAAAAAGAAATTCAGCGCGCGCCGAAAGCGCGTTCATGATTTGATAGCTGCCGCAGAGCAAGAAGTCGCGAAGGGAGTCAAATAAATGGCAGGACTAGCTGACGGCTGGGCAACCAGCGAACTTCATCGAGGGTTCGGTCAACTGTGGATCAATCTCGCCACGCTGGCCACAGACGCGGTGTTAACGATTGATTTTGCGACTGGAAACCCGGACGCGACTGCCAACCCGAATGGCATAAGCGCGGGCTACACAAACGAGGGCTGGGAGTTTGCGACTTCGCCGACATTCGATGAGATTCGCGTTGACGAAGAGGAAGACCCGGTGTCTGACTTCATCACGGCCAATGAGACAACTATCACTGGTCAGATGCGGCAGATCTTAAATCTCTCACGTCTTCAAAAATTCCTCCCCGGTTCGGTGTATACAGCGCCTACGGGTACGCCGACGCAGATCACAAAGCTTACGGGCGGTGGACTCGCAACCTTCTCTTACTATACAGCAGCGCTTATATGGCCCGACCCCAACGATCCAGATGTGTTCTGGGCTGTGACTTTGTATCGCGTCCTCAACCGTGGCGGTTTGACTTTTGGAGTAGGCCGCACAAAGGACTCCGCTGCCGGCGTTACCTTGACGGGACGCGCTGTTTCAGGCCGTACCGCAGGCGATCGCGTATACGCAATTGTGCGCTACGAGGATCTAAGCTAAGCCCAACTACTTTTTAACAACCCGTGCCGTCGGCGTCCTGAAAAGGATTAGCTTGGCGGCACTTCTTTTTAGGAGAGAGAAGAAATGACAGAACAATTGAAAGTGACCCCAATCGAAGAGATCGCAGAGAAGACAAAGGCGGTCGCTGAGGCAGAAGCTACAGATCCGGGCGAGTTGGTGGAACTTCCGAAGACTAAAATTGTGGTCCGTCTGAGACGCACGGACATCCAAGGCGATGCACTCACCGGCGGCTTGCCGCTGTCCTTAGTTGCCGCTGCGATGGGCGATCAATCTGAGACTGAGGAGATGACGCCCGAACTAATCAAAGAAGCAACGCGCGGCATGGTCTTCATGCGGCAGACGGTTGTTGAGAACTGTCTTGAGCCTCGCATTGGATTCGACCTGGCCGGCCGTGTTTCGTTTCTTAACAACTCGGGGCACGCAATCGCTCGTGTCCACAAGGAAGACTTTCAGTTCATGTTCGCGTTCATCACGGGGCAGGAGGCTCGAGCCGCGCTGAATAAATTTCGTAACCGAAAAGAAAGACGAACTGCTGCTGCTGGCGCAAACAGCAAGAAGCGGCGGAGTTCGCACCAGTCTCCTCTTGAGCGAGTTATCGCCAAGCCTTAGTTCTAACCTAGTCAAGAACAAAGCGTTGGCGGTTGAGCTCGATCTGGCTTGTCAGTTCCTGCTGAACCGTCACGACATGGAGATCGAAAAGATGCGCTTGTCTATATGGGGAGACCCTAAGAACGCTGAACCAGAAACCCAGAATGGCGGTAAGCCAGCGACGAATCCGAAATTGGCCCATGCACAACAGCAAAAGCTGACCGCTAAAGAAATTATGAAGCGATATAAGTAATGGCTGATCCGCTTAGATTATTGTTCGAGCTTGATGCCGAGGGAGAACCGGCTGTCAAAGAGTTCAAACGCGTCCGCGCAGCCTTTGCCTCGGAGATTGAAAGCTTTAGGAAACTCACCGCCTCGGCTGTGAAAACAAGCGTCGAAGGACCAGGCCAAAAAACCAGACCTAACGAGGGCGCCGCGCAAGCGGCAATCGCTACCAGCAAAACGATTATCGATTCGCAACGCGAAGTTAATCGCCAAATCGAGGCGATGTGGGCCAATCGTGAGAAGGAACAAGCAGCGTCGTTAAAGCGACAGTCGGATCTATGGACCAAGCATGAAGCCGCAAAGCTCGCTACTACTCGCCAAGCAGAGAAGCAAAGCGAGGCAGTTGTAGCAGCGTCGCAGGCAGCAAAGGACAAGGCCGCGAAAGCGTCCGCCGATAACTTTCTCAGGATTCAGAAACAGATCAACGCAGATGTCGCGAAAGCTAACGCTCAGGTTGCTGCCGATCAGATCCGCGCAGCACTTACTGCCGCAAAGGGCACAGCCGACATCAGCGGCGTCGCATCGAAAGGAATTCGGGATCTCGCAGACAACGTCAACGTATTTATAGGCCAGCGCATTCCGTTATTCGGAGGCGCCTTTCTTCGCGTCACTGATAACCTCAGAAACTTCAACGTTCAAACCGGCAATGTAGAGGCATCGACACTAAGGTTAGGCAGGGCAATAAATACGCTCGCGGTTGGAAGCGGCAAAAGCGCCGATGAGATCAAAAAGTTTCTGTCTGGCTTCAAGGATCTTGGAACGCAAACAGAAAAGGATGCTGCGGCCATTGAGTTCTTCGGAGCCGCCACGGCTCAGAAACTGCTCCCCGCGCTCGGTACGGCTGAAGCAGAAATGGCTGGGCTGACAGCGGCAACCGCAGAGGCCGGCGCCGGGTTGGGTGGTCTCATTGCCGCCACGGGGCCAGTCGGCTTCGCGGTCGCGGCGGTTGCGTTCCAGGTAGCCACGCTTGTCGTCGGAATCAAACTGCTGTCCGACGTCGGTATAGACATTACTAAGCGGTTTTTTGATCTGGCGAAGTCGGCGGCAGGATTTCGTGGCGAGATGGTTGACCTAAGTCAGCAATTAGGTATTTCAACCGAGACACTCAGCGCATTCGAGATATTCGCAAAAACCACTGGCGGCAACATTGGCAGTATCACCGCGGCGTTGGGAATCTTTCAACGAAAATTGGAAGAGGCGCAAGATCCTACAACTAAAGCCGGCCAAACCTTCTCCGAGTTGTCAGTTGATATTGGAGATACCGAAACCGCACTAAGACAAACTCTCACCGCTCTTGAGGCGATGCCAGAAGGGTTTCATCAGACCGCGACGGCGTTGGAGCTTTTTGGACGCGGAGGAAAGTCAATCCTTGCCGTTTTGAAAGAAATGGGCGGCAACCTCGACGCCGCAATCGAGCGCTTCCGCAAGATGGGGTTGATCATCTCGAGAGAGGACGCAGAAGCAGCCGACAAATTTAATGATCAACTCACAATCTTGGAGCTGAAATTCCGGTCACTGTTGGGCCGCGACGTGATTCCCGCCGCCACCGAAGCCGTAGAAGAGTTCTCAAAATTCATTGATGAAAACCGCGAAGAGATCCGCCTACTCAATGAGATTCTCGGCACACTCGCGGGCGCTGTTGGTAGCTTATTCAAGGTGCTGCTGAACGAATTTCGATTCTTTCAGCCTGGCTTAGAATTCCACATTGACCTGTGGCACAAACTCGCCGACGCCATGAAGGCCGTCGCTAATGTCACTCCTGTACTGCCAGCGCCTACAATTCCCGAAACATTTACCGGACTAACACCTACTCCTTTGCCGGGTACTTCAGACTTAGCCAAGGCAAAAGAAGAAGCGCGATTAATACGCGCAGAAATCGATGAAGCGGTCAGGTTTGCGAACGAACAGGTTGACGCCATCGATCGCCAGTTAAAAGCCCGTGAAATAGCTCCCGCCGCAGCACTTGAGGCCGTTATAGCCACGGAGAAGGAAAAGACGCGCCTCGTAGTCGAGGGTTTAAGGAAACAAGCTGAAGCGCTCGATAAAGAGTTTGCGCTCGAGGCAGAGAAACGAGCAAAGCAGCTTCCTGTTGATGAAGAGGCCCAACGAAAGCGATTTGAGGGTGTGCAGGAGATCAATAACAAGATCCGCACGGCTGAAGATGCCTTTAGAAAACTGGAGGCAGATAAACGAACTGAGTTCCAGGCGCAAGAGTTACAACGTGAGCAAGCGCATCGCCGGGCGCAATTGGAAATCTTCAATAGCGCCCTAACTGATCAAATCGCCTCACTTAACCGATCAGCGCAGTTAGGTCGGATACCGAAGTTGGCGGCTGTTGATGCGACTATCGGAATTATCGAACAGCAATTCAAAGCGCGTCGGGAACTACTGGAACGCGAACAAAGAGAAGCTGGCGCAGATGTCCCGTTGCGCCAGCGCATTGCTGATCAACTGAAGGATCTGGAGCAGCAGAAAACTATCGTTCTAAGAGAACAGAGCAATCGACGGGAAGACATTCTCCGGGAAGAGGCTCAAAACTCAATTGACATTCAATTGGCAACAGCAGACCGCATTTTGCGAATCGGGCAGATAGTTGACTCCTCACGCATAGCGTCGCTCAGGTTTTTCGCCGATCAGAGGATAAAATCTGAGGAGTCAGTGGCCCGCGCAATTCTTAAGATCCAACTTGATGCACTTGAGCGAGAGGACGACGCAATAAGAGCGCGACTCACAGCGGCCACAACTGTTACTGACCCGCAGCAAAGAGCGAAGACAGAGGCCGATCTTAATAACCAGTTAAAGATCAGTCAGGCTGAGCGAGAAGCGATTCAAAACGAAGGTAATCGCAGGATCGATGAGGCGAGACAAAAAGATCTTTCGAATGTTCGCAAGTATGCAGATGAACTGAAACGGATCGGAGAGCAAATAGCGGGCATAGAGCGGGATATTGCTGAAGAAGTCATCGAGTTGATGCGGCTGCACTTCGCACGCGGCAAAGACATCATCCGAGCACAGCGCGATCTCGAGCTAGCTGATGAAGCCGCGCGACATCAAAGAGTTACTGACTCGATTAAGGCCCAACAATCAGAAGTAGATGAACAGATTCGGATTCTTGAGCAGCATCTGAAGGCTTTACGGATTGGAACTGACATAGAAATTGCTGAATTCGAAAGGCTAAAAGCAGCGCTCGAATCGCTGAAACAAAAACGAGCACAGTTGAACGCGCAACAAGAGGCTGAAGATAAAAAAACCAAAACTAAGACTGAGGTAATAACAACTGGCGCCGATGCTGACTTGGAACGTGAAGATCCCTCGAGTGGACGTAGTTTGTTCGGCGATGTATTTGCCAGCACCGTAAAGGATACCGGCTCTACCTTGGCCGGCTTTTCTGCTATGGCTGGCAGTATTTTTGACAACCTTAGCAAGCAAGCGGGTAACTTCGGAACGATACTCACAAGTGTCTTCTCTCAGTTAGGTGATGCTGTAGGAACAGTCGTTGAGAATTTCGTTAAGTTTGGAACAGCTGGAATTAGTTTTAAAAAGTTTGCCGTCGAAGTGATAGCGTCCGTTGCCAAGATGGCGCTTGTCAAATCATTTTTTGAAATTGCAGAAGCCGCTGCTATGTATGCGCTCTTTTGGTTTACTGGCAACCCAAAATTTGCTAAGTCAGCCACTGAGCATTTAATAGCGGCGGCGGCGTACGCGCTAGTCGGTGGTGCCGCCGCTGGGATTGGAAGAGTTGCCGCCGGCCGATCTTTCCGCGATAACCAAGGAACGGCCGCTGCGGCGGTGAGTGGCGGCCAAGCGGACCCTCGCAATAGAGAGTTTCAGAATACAGGAGCAGTGGTCGAGTCTTCAAGCTCTGCGGTGCGTGAAGGATCGAGCGGCGGAATCCTCGGGCGTGTCTTCGAGGAAATAAACCAAGTTCGGCGGGAGGTGGCGGAGCGAGATGGTCAGAGAGAACGCATACTCGTCGCCGCCTTGGAGCGCAATACGCAAACCTTCTCGCAGTTCGGAGTAGAGGGTCACGGCGTTGTCGTTAAAAAGGGCGCAGGCGAAGCGTCGGCAGAAATTGCGGGCGCGGTTGTGACGCATTCAAATTCGAGCGGAGACTTCAACGAGACATTGCAAAGGAACCTGGGATTTGCTCGTTAGGGCTTCTCCCGCTTGAAATAAAAGCCGGTGAGATTGCTCGTACTGGCTTCCGGAGATGCGCCGACTAGCTCCCAACCTTCCGCGCCGAGTTGATTTAACTTTTTCTCGCTCGCGTTGTACTCAATCTTATATTCCCACTTCTGAATCGAACGGACTTGAAAGCCCGTACTGACTACAGAAACGAGCAGTAACGCGGCGATTAGGATTTTCTTTTTCATAATCTAATTCCCCACTCGATTAAGATCGCAATCTTTAAGAAGCACGTTTCCAAACTTTCCATCACACCGACAGGTAATGACAACCGATCGTCCTTTTTGCAGACTCGACAAATATGATTCCGCCGAGTTGTCGAAATAACACTGGACGTGTGTTATTCCGAACTCCTGGCCACTGTCTAAGGTGACATACATCGTATCGAGAATATCTTTGCCAATAGATTCGACAATTCCTGAGACTTGGACCATCTTACCTTTATATTTACGATCAGCCGCAATTTCATTGGCCTCATACTCAGCAACTAACATTGGCGCACTTATGGGAATCGCAGATTCGTTTGTGGGAGTTGGTGGCTTAACGGATCTGCCTCCGCCACAACAGAACAAAGCTAAGGTGAGCCAAAGCCCAATAACCATGAAGAGAGAGATGATCGATGAAGACATGATCAAACTGGTGGGATAGACGGCACTTGAACGCCGCTTGTTAAAAACAGAAATGCAAAGATAGCGGCAATAATAAACCCCGAGGCAAGAGATATTACGCCAACGATAATCGCGGAGGAGCGGGCTTCGGGGTTGGAATGGGCTATTTGAAAGATCTCGATACCTTTAAAGGCGAGATAAACGCAAAGCAAAAGTCCGATGAGAGGAATCATGGCATCTTATTTGGAGGCAATGAACGTGCCGTGCAAGGTACTAAGGAAATGTCATCGATTCTGAAATATAAAGACTGGATGACTGTGCGCTGGCGAGCAGTTGAGGCAAAATGAAGCGGCCACCCGAAAGAGTAGCCGTCCACATTGCGCGTGATTGTTTGCCGAATGCGACCGCCCCTCGGCAGCTATACAGGGTGTTCGGATTTGATCTTTCTGACCTTAATCTCCTTCACTTGGCATCACCTCCTTTCCGTTTGGCGCAGCCTTAAACCCGAAAGCCTCACACACGGCCTCCATCTTTGTCTCGAAGTCATGATCCCGACCCTCTCGGCGCGTTGACCAACGATAGCGAAAAAGAGGATGCGCTTCCACCCTCTCGACTAATCGGCGTTTGTAAAGATCCAACATGATCAGACGAATGGTAGTTGGCGCGACACCTGACACCATTTCGTACAAATCGGGGTTTGTTACCCAACGTCCATTTGTTCCCTTTACAGCAAGATAGACCTTCGCATGATGCACAGAAATCTCTTTACCTGTCATATATCACCTCGATAGCTTAACGTATCTCATCGTGTCACTGATGGGAGGACGCTCTCCCTTCTCGAAATGCTGGTTTCAAGTGGTTAAGCCTTGGGATACGCTTACTGACCGGCTTTGCTGCTGGATTGCTCCAGTTCGAGAATTAGGACCAGGACGCGGCGTCTATCAGACAGATCCACTACTGTCTCGTTGCCTGGGAAAGACCTCATAAAGAGTAGAAAGCCGTTTGACGCACTTGCAGCTTGCCGCACACACGAAGCCTTTGATTTTAAGATTGCGGGAGTTCTAAGGCTGGAGAAACCCATAAGAAAAATTGCGGCGCAGCCGATGTTGTGAATTGGGAAGCTGTGGAACGGTAGGTTCATCACTTCTCAACTCGCTTCGAACAAAACTAGATTACATAAAAAGCCGCATTTATTTTTTGCGGCGTGGTACAATGCGTTCAATCGCTTCGCTAGCTGCTAGTCAACTCGATTCGAACGCACGGCGCCCCGGCAAGTTTGGAGAAACCCACCGGGGCGTTGGTGTCTTGGCTGTCTCACCGATTCATTACCAGATCATCAAGAGCGAGCCGAAGCTCGCCAAAAAATTGAGCGATCGCGTTCTCGAGATCGGCGCCGGCTTTAAGCCGTTTGTACAGACGCACCTTGCAATCCCGGATCGCGTCTCCGATTCGGTTGTGTAAGTGAGGCTCGCTCATGCGGACCTCCGTTTCTGGACGCGGCCGGGATTGATCTCGTTTAGATAATCCTCAAGTGCTGTCTCGAAGCGTGGCGAGTGCGCGAAGGCGAGTTTTTGAACAGTCCATGTAGCGCCATCGCGATCAACGCGGTCAATGTTTTCGTTCGTGAGAATGTCGACCAAAAACATAAGACTTCTTACAGTCTCATCGTTGTATTGCCCGAGAATCTCACTAACACAATCTTTGATTGTTTGATCCATTTCTCGCCAAGTCTGCTGGTCACTAGCGAGTCTGAGTGTGGTTGGTTTAGAATTAACAGAAGGCATCGCTTATCTCCTTTAACCGGGACTAAGTTGATGTTTAAGGCTCGTCCGATGGCGGAACCCATTTGGCGAGCCGCTTCTTCGTAATAGAATAAATCATAAGCGTAGGACTTACGATTTGTCAAGCCCTTCCGTGTTGGTTATAAACCTTGATTATAAGCCTGAGGGTTAGTACTATTCGCGGTTGGTGAGAGGCAAAGTTAAAGCGTTAAAGGAGCGTCGAGAGGCACTGGGCCTCGCTCAGCCGGAGATGGCTGAACGGCTTGGCGTTCATCCAATGACGTTATCAAAGTGGGAGCGTGGTGTCTTATCAGTCCCTCCGTACGTACTTCTTGCCGTAGAAGCTCTTGAATATCGGCAAGCTAATGGAATAGATGCGCGGCCCGAACACATGCCCAAGCCAGGGCGACCCAAGAAGGTTGCGACGAAGAAGAAAAGTAACCGGAGGTTGCGGCATGACGTTTCATGAAGCCGTGCTATGGTGCGCCAAGCATTCAGCCGTCATCAGGTTTACTTGGAATGAAAGTGGATCGTATGGGAAATTCACGCTTACACTGCCGAGCGGCGAGTGTTGGAGCGGCACCTACCACCCAAATAGCTTTGATTCCATGTTTCCATACCAAGTCGAATGTTTTGTCGCCTATCTCGCAAAGGGAAGCTCCCTGGAAGTCTCGCTAAAATACATCGATCGCGCCCGCCGATTAGAAATGTAACTCAAGCGGGTTTGCTATAATCCGCTCCGTTCGAACAACAGGTGCCGTCGGCGAGTCTCACAAAAGACTTTTGCTGGCGGCATTTTTTCTTTTTAGAGAACAACTAATGTCCTTACCTACTGATGACTTCGAGACCCTGCTTTATAGAGGTCACTTCCACGTAACAGAAGAACTTGATTACTCCGAAGCGATTCTGTCGGCAGGATACGGCGGCGGTTATCGTGTGGATGAGATCGTGTTTCCTGCTCTGCGCGCTTGTGCGCTGTCATATCCCACACTACACAAGGACGCACTGATCGAAGTGGCTGAGGATGTCTTTGTCTCGCGCCACGATTATCTATGGGACTTCTACAAGGGGCGTAAAGACGCGGGCAATCAACCATTCCTAATGAAATCAGTTAAAGATGCTAAGTGGTTTTTATGGGTCTTCGCGGACAACAAACTCAGCTATCAGCTTTTGGATCTGTACATGGCGAGTTCGGGAGTGAAACTGCAACAGGTAAACGTAAAAGGCGTAACCGCTGATAACGCAGATGGAAGCTTTGATGAGGAGTAAAACAATGGAGCCAATAACGAATGAAACAGTCAAAACGCTAATTGAAGAATCTGGCGAGATGTGGGAAGCGGTGCGAGATAGGGTAAATTCGCCCGTGTTGCTACAAGTTCCTAATCAGTGGGCAGGTTCTGTCTATGAGCTATCACTTCCTGACAGAGAAAAGCATCCTTTCTGGCGCGTATCAGAGCGGGATTTGACGCCCGAAGAGGATGCGTCTTTGAGAGCATTCTTAAACCACGGCCCTTACATGGGAGATCTTACCTCAACGGATAGCGGTTCTTATTTTGCGTGTGCGTGCTTACGTATTTAACGGCAGAAGAGAAGGCGGTTGGGACATCAGCGTTGATAGGGTGAATATAGAAATCATCAATTCCGAGCCGCTTAGTTCAGCGTCATAGCGGGGTAAATGATTTCGTCTTGACTTGTTAGGCTGCGAATAACGAAATCCTTAGAGCACTGTGGACACGTCGCAGGGGATAGACCCCGTGAAAAGAAATAGTCAAACCATCCGCAAGTGCATCGACAGACTACGATGGAGATGTCTTCTACGATTACGCCATCAGGACTCAGGCATTTGGGACATCCAACTTCGGTACTGACCTTATCGCCAATGCGAGGTACTCCGTTGACAAGGATCGGATCGGAAAGTGAATAGATCGTATCGCACGAGTCGCAGCAAATTTGAGGGGTGTTCATAGAGTTAATTCTTGTTTATTGGAGGGGAAATGAACGGTCCGTACGTCAAAGGCAAGTCAGGTGGTCCAATAGCAGCGTTGAGCCACGTTCTCAGGGCGTTCATTGATTCTTCGTCAATCTCTGCGTTGATTGGAATACCGCAAGCGCGTCGTATGGTCGGATCATTTAGCCAGTTGCGGAGAACTTCTACTAGATCAGCCATAGAACAATTATAGCAGATGCCAACCTATCCCGGTGACATTCAAGACAAGCTAGATGCCTTACAGGCACTAACTGGTAAAGACCGGAAACCTGCGGAGCTCTGCGCGATATACTGGCCTTCCCCGACTGGCACGAAAGTCTATTCATCTGCGATGTACACAGAACTCCCTTTCTGGCCTGACCTCGCAGCCGCGATCGAAACGTACTTTGGCGATCCAATTCCGATTACACTCACACTCATACCAGACGGAACCCCCTTCATTGACCTACCCCGCGCCGCATCTATCTCCGACGATTCAATAAACCTTACCTTCTCAGACTTTGACGACCAGTTCTCCGATCTCCTCATGGCCTACGGTGAAGGGTTGAGAGCCGAAGTCTTCTGTTATTGGCCCGCCGTAGACCTTCTGCTTTCGATGTGGCGCGGGATGCTCCATCAGCCCAAGGAAATGAACCGGGATCAGGTCAAGATTACGGCTACATCGGGCTGGAGAGCGCCTCAGATGCTCGTTCCAAAGCGCCCCTTTGCCACGTCCTGCCCTTTCATCTTTGGCGCGTTCTACGCCACGCAGGCAGCAATAGACCAGGCTAAAGGATGTCCCTACAACGCTCATTTGACCGAACTGGAGCGCGGTGGTGCCCCGCTGATCGGCGTTCCCGGGTTCACTGACTGCCCGCGCCGGGTAAAAGCAGACTGCTCCGAACGCCTCACGGAGCCTGATACCGCAACCCCAACTGAAAAGTTTTGGCCTGGCTTTGAGACGCGCGCCGATCCGATCCCTAACAACCAGACCAAAGGACCAAACCTATTAGCGAAGGCAATCGGAAACGAATCCGCTCTATCAGATCCTATTCGCGTTATCTTCGGCGAACGCTATGTAAAAGCGCTTTACCTGCTCGCTTTCCGCAATGAACTCGACACGAACCATCCCGAAGACGGCTTTGGGGCGGCACTGTTTGCCGGGTCAGAAGGTCCAAATCAGGCCATCTGGGAGTTTCGGATCAACGATCAAATCGTCGGCACAGAACACTTTCAACTGCGACTTGGGGAGTTAGGGCAGGAGCCGACAGACTGGTCTCCTGATGTCAATAGTTACTCTGGAACGGCAGTCGGTTACGGGCGCATTCAGGGAGACTTTACGAATGCTACTGCGTCTGACTACTCGGGTTCGTGGCGCACGTTGGGGCTGAATGATGTACGAGTCTTTTCAGATCCGAATACGTACATCCAAGGCTACACGACTAATCGCGTGTGGTGCCTCTTGCACGTCTTAGCACATCTGCGTTGGGGCTACGGTCAAGACTATCCACGATTCAACATTCAAAGCTTTATTGATGCCGCTCAGTGGTGCGATGAATTCGTTACCTTGACGGATTCAAACGGCAACACATTCTCAGGTGTACGATCCACATTTAATGCCGAAGTAACAGCTCGAGCCATTCAGCAACAAGTAAAAGATATTTGCACTGCCGGCCGTTTAGGTATTCCATTCGAGTTCGAAGGCAAAGATGTTGTTGTGCCGCTGAAAGCAGAAGACCTTGACGATCCCACTATCCCAAATTTCACCGACGAAGGTGCGAACCGAAATATCGTTTACGATGGCGCCAAGTCATCTCTCTCATGGTCCGTGATCAGCGACGAGGAGATGACAAACCAATGGACCGTGAACTTCGATGATGCATCTAATGCAGGAGTCGACACACAGTTCATCTTCGGGGATCAGGCCCAACAGTTAAGAGCCGGCAGGGCGTGGGGCGATCGTAGCAAGCGCGTTGTTAACAAAAGTCAGGCCGGCTATGGAATCAACTCCGCACAAGAGGCAGCGCGATTCGGCAATTCCCTTCTCTATCTTGGGCCACTCGATTCTGGCGGAATACTCAACCCCTTTTCAGTGAAGTTCACAACCTGGTACTCAGAAGCATTCAACGTTCAGAACTACAAACTAATCCGAGTGACCAACGCGAAGCTGCAAAGTCGAATGAGCGCTTACTTCGCCGCTCGAGGTTTGGAGCCTTATCCCGATGCGGACTTCACCTATTTTCGCGTAATGAAGTACACCCGCAAAGGCGACTTGAAAGTCGAGATCGAAGCGCAGCAATACGCAACGCTGGACATTGTTCAATCTGAGCCTCCCGTTGAAGTGACTGGTTATATCTATCTCGGAAACTTCTCCCCACCTTGGGTCACTCGCCTCGCTAAAGACTTCTCATCTCTTGAAACCATCGAGTTCACAAACGATGAAGATAACTTTGGCGCAATGGCGAGCGATGATGACTACGTTTACATCGTCTCCGGGCATCCATCCGACATTACCCGATTCAGTAAAGCCGCTTGGGGCACATTTGACTCTATGCAAGTAGGCTCCCATGCCGAAGAAACCACAGACCCGAATCCTAATCATGGTGAGTCGGCATTAGTTGTTGATGACAATTACATATTTGTCGGATTCAATTGCGTTGGTTCAAGCCACTCGACAGTGCGCATTCACCGTGTACATAAGAGCGACTTTTCAACCAATGACGTACTTGAGATCCCCGGCATCAGCGATGGATGCTTTTCGATCGCACAAGACGATACTCACATTTACGCACTTACTGCGGGCAATTTTAGTCCAGCTACTACTGACAAGGTTTGGAAAATCAACAAATCAACTTTCGCTATCGAAGGCTCTGCAATTGACCTGGGAGGACGGAATACAGCCGTCAACGCCCAAGCGTTGTGTGCAGATGAAACGACGGTTTATTTATCGTTTGGCTTTAACCTCATCAAGATCGATACAGCAGCATGGACCAGCACATCTACTGCAATAGGAATCTTCTGTCGCTGCCTTATTTCTGATGGAGCATTCTTGTGGGCAGGAAGATCCACAACTCACTACATAACGAAGTTCAATAAGAGCGATTTATCTGTAATAGCGAATATAGATTTAACTGGGGCCGCGGTAAACCGCTTAGGCCAAGATGATGGCTTTGTTTACGCTCTACAATCGGAAAGCACTCCAGAGCCAGAAGTAACCAAAATAGACAAAACGGATCTCTCGATTACGGACTGGCGGGAAGAGGTTAATCCAGATGATCCGCTTATCTATTCAATGTTCGTGGATGGCGGATCGCTCAGCCTTGATACCTTCTCGGCGCCGCGCGACCTAACCGCTGTTGTAAACGCGGTAACAGGCGTGGTCCACTTCCACTGGTCTCCGCCATTAAGGCATCCCGAGCTCGTCACTGGCTACACACTCTATGAATCAGATGGAGTGACAGTCGCCATGCCCACCGCGCTTGTTTACGACTTTGAACTAACGCTGGCGCCGGGAACTTATACTTACCGATTGAATGCTACTGATGGCGTAACTGTATCAGCGTTTGTTTCAGTAACTTTCACTGTTGATGCACCACCGATCACTGGCGCGGACCTGTTTGTGATTGATGATTTAACCCTTGAAAACGTCTTTGATGACCTGACCATTGAGCAGGTAACGGTATAAGCCTATGTCACAACTACACTCATTACTAACAGCCAACCACAGGCCATACGCGGGCGTGTACGCGGACTCTACGGAGCGGCTCGCGGCGACTGGCTTCGTGCGGGCACTCGGAGGCGGCACGGTTCCTTTCGCAACGGAGGATCTATACAAGAAAGTCCTCCAACTTAACGACGCCTCAGAATGGATACTTACCGCAATTACGCCAACCTGGGTTCAGGTGTCTGGGGCAGGCTCACTCGCCAACGACAGCATCACAAACGCTAAGATGGCAAACATGGCAAACGCCACCGTCAAAGGGCGCACGACTGCGGGCACGGGAGACCCTGAAGACCTCACGATGGCCCAACTCTATGCGTTAGTGAAGGGCCAAATTCCCGTGGCTGTTTCTGTGGCTGCGTCAGATGAATCGACCGCTCTTACCACAGGAACCGCGAAGCTCACGTTTCACATGCCTTATGCCATGACGCTCACGGAAGTCATAGGCGAGTTGGTAACTCCACAGACTTCCGGGTCTATTTTCACAATCGATGTTAATGAGGCAGGGACAACAATTCTTTCAACAAAAGTCACAATCGATAATGGAGAGGAAACAAGTCTGGGCGGTGCCACGCCTCCAGTAATCAGCGATCCGAATCTCGCAAAGGGAGCGAAGATAACTGTGGACATTGATCAGATCGGAGACGGAACGGCGAAAGGGTTGAAGGTCCATTTGGTAGGTACACTTGCATGAGCTTCTTGATTAATCCTTATGTGTTTGCGGCAGCAGGCGGAGCCGTACTGCCAACGGATGATCTAATCCTACGCCTGGAAGCTGACTCGCTTTCACAATCAGATAACACCGATGCAGATCCGTGGACTGACATCTCACCATCAGCAAATCACGCGCTGAAAGGTTCAGGTAGCAATGCTAAGTATCGATCCTCCGTTGATGGCTTACCCGCAATTGAACTGGACGGTACGGATGACTATTTCGATCTAACATCCAGCATCACCGATGGTCTGTGGACCTTCTTCGCGGTTTATAAACCAACTGGAACGGGAATACGCAGCTTCTTTGGAGGTTCTGTTACCGCTGCCGCTCAAATGAGAATCGACAGCACCCCGAATGTGAGTTTCGTGAAATCAGGCGTGTCAATCATCGACTCCACTAGTACACCGATCGCTAACAACGCATGGAATATTCTTGTTGTTAGTCGCTCCACATCGGTTGCGGGAGTCTTTTACACTAATGGCGTGGTCAACAACGGATTCGCGGCTCAGCCTGCGATGAACGCAATCACGCGTATTGGCTCGTCGTTTCAAGGCGCAATCAATAGTGAGTTCTGGAAAACCTATTTCCGTGCTATAGGGTTCTATAGTGTTTTTAAGGATGCTACCGAGTGCGCGGCAGTAACAAACGCTCTGAATGCAAAGTATGGGGTGTTTTAAGGCGTAACTAATGTATACTGCGCCACTGCTGTGCTCACCTTGATTAAGCCCATGCAACCAATCCTGTGGGTAGAGAGACACAGAAGAAGCGTAGTGAGCAGTGGAAGTAGCTTCGGGTTGGGCGGCGGGGTTGTTGGTCGTCGTCATCGCAGTAATCCTCTGTAGATACCAATCAGCCAGGACACATGAGCCAGTAAGCCGCCAGCCAGCACGCCGATAATGAACCATGCGAACCGTGCCTGATTGCAATCATGCCCGCTCATCGTTGTCTCCGTCGTTCAGTCGTTCACACGGTGTCCTTCACTAGAAAGTACATGAAAACAGGACCGCCTCTTATATTGTTAGAGTCGGCAGAGCCGGAAAACGGGTCATGCAGCACGTTTGCTTGCATCCCTTGGTACGCCATAACAACCGCATGATTCCAGCCGAGTCCGGTATCGCACGACGCTATAAACGGCACGCCATCAGGAAACCAGACTTTACTCGCATAAGCGTCCGCCTGAATCATTAGCAGGACCATGCCGTGACTCTTGCGGAGCCATACGTTTAGCGGATAGAACCAATCATCGCCCTCTATGTCGTGGATGTTTGGTACTTGATCAATCTCGACTTCGAGTAACGATGCAAGACACGCGGCAAAACAGTCACCGCGCGACGTGTTAAGAACTTTCTGCCTGATCGGTTTCATTTAGATTCAAAAGACTGTCCACCAATGATAGCGGTGTCTGTCTGCGGCTCAGCCATCCCCCTCACCTCCGTCCGGTTGCTGCGTGGTCCGCTGCTCGCTAGCCGCAGCATTCCACGCTACTCGTAGAATTCCGACTGCGCGCGGCAGTGCCTCAAGTGCTTCATCCATTTGAATGCTGTAAACTTGGAGTTCCACCCATCTATCGTGAACCTCTCCGGTTACAGTGAACTGCACTGAACGGAACCGATGATCGCCACTGGTGACGTCCCAAGGAATGAACGCAACGTGTGGAGGTTTTTCATTGCTCGTGCAATCAGGAAACCCATCGAAAACCTTCCACGCCCACCAGCTAACACCTGTACGCTTCCATTCGTAGCCGTGTGTTTCAATGTGCCAGCCGTCTACCTTCAGCGTTTCGCGCAAACTGTCTGGCGTTATGCTCATCGTTTCGTCTCCACGTCCACACCTTCAGCGATGAAGAGACGCATAACTGCTTGTCGAATCTCTGATTTCACGGCCCATCCCTTACGGTGTGACACGTCTCCTCGACTGTTATGTCGGACGGTTGTTGGCTCATCAATCGCAGCCAGCACCTTCTGCGCAAGGTCGCGCTTGGCGGCGATAATTGGATCCGTCTCGTTGCGGTCATAGCAAATATAGTCCAGTGTCACGCCTTCAGGCAGTCGATACGGCCCACACTGCGGACCGTTGAAATAGCTACCCCGTTTCTGTGTCTCGTCCATCCCCTCCCTCTCCTTTCACTACTATCAGCCTTTCTTGCGATTACGTTTACGTCCATGTCGCTCCTCGGGAGGGGTCAGTCTCCACCACACCCACCCGACGCCGACGACCCAAACCGCCATTAGGCAAACCAGTACCAGTATCTCTCGGTAGGGAATCATTTTCGATTCTCCCGTTTAAGGTCACGGGTGCAGTACATAATCCCCGCAGCCACCTCGATCGTAAACGCCGTAACCACAACGGTGGCGAACAACGTTAAGAATCGCAGAAGGTTCATTTAATCCTTCCTTCTTCACCTTTCACCAACCCTTCCAACTTCTCCAGCACTTCATCTCTACTGATATAAGGAACTCCATCAAAAGGAAGTACTGAAGCGGCGTTTACGATGTCTACGCAGGATTGGATGGCGGTGGAGTTGGCTTGCACCGCCCCTGATTCAGCAACGATCTCTATATCGTTGAGTATGTTTTCAAGTACGCCTAAAACACCATCAAGCCGGAGAGCGTCGCGATCAAAACCCGCCTTTTCTGCGCTCTCTTTCTCAGTTCGGGCAATCGTTATACGTTCTGTGATGTCCTTTTTCGCGGCTTCGACGCACTCCGCGATGGCGTCGGCACGGGCAGTGGTGAGTTCGGCGCGGAGCTGCGAGACAAGTAGATCCACGCAGTTCCGTCCGGCGTTTTCTGCCACGAGCTGCTGCAAGTCAATACCGCATTCTGTAGCCCATTTGAAGCACGGCAGAATATAGTTGCGTTCATATTCTTGCCACTTCTTCACGGCATGGGTCAACTCACGTTGAAGTCGGTCTGACCGGCTCGCGTCGGCAGGGGCGGCGCAATGTTTGGCGATAATCGCAGAGACGAGTTTTACAAGATCGTGGAATTCATCCGGCGCTGTGCCATAAACACGCTGCACAACTTCCGTCGCCGCCGCTTCTACTGCTACTTGCGTGGCCTCAGATCTAAGCGAGTGCTCAGCGCAACGAATGACTATCCCGCCGTCAATATCCATCTCCCATGTTGTGCCGACGTTCCCACATTTATCGCACGGGAGATCTGCTCCCTGTTTGTGGAAGATGACCGTTCGCGGATCTAGCTGCATCTCCGCAGTGGCGGGACCGTCAACTAATTCCCCACGCAACATCTTGGCGTAAAGCGTTCCCAGTTCCTCTCGAAGTCTTTGGTTTTCATCGCACAGTAGTTCGTTGTCTTCTTCGGTGGCTGGTAGCGTAGGCTCAGTGGGTGGGAAGTGGCGGGAAAGAATTTCGACAACTCTTGCTCTCTCCTTTTTCGAGTCGTCACAGCCCCAACAGCTGTCGCGACTACAATCCTTGATGAAGCACGTTCGCGATAAACAATCGGGAACAATCTCCTGAGCCGCACTCGTTGCCCCTTCACCGGGAGCGATAGTGCTCGGCTTGTCTGCGTCTGGTCCAACGTTTACGCCTGTACCGCACCATGTGCAAAAATGCTTTGTTCCTTCTTGCTTCCATTTGTGGCCGTGAACTAAACAATCAAGCCCCGGCGATCCATCCTGTGCAGTTCCTCCTGCCGTTGCTGCGGTGGAAGCAGGTAACAACTTGCACGGATGTTCATTGCAGGCCAGGCAAAACGCATCGGGATTAGCGGCGTGTAATCCCCCTTCGGCTGCTGCTGCGGGTGGAGTGGTGGGTAGGTGGTCTTCGCACAAGTCACACTTCTCACATTCATTAACTTCCCGCAGTGCCGCTTCGTAGCCCATTAGGACAGATACGCTCGCACTCGTGTCTCGCTGCCCTCCAGTGCTTGCGCCAGTGGTTGCATCTAATCGCATGTTCATTAGGTCGCCAATTTCTTCGCCTTGTTTCTCTCTGTTCACGATTGGCTTAACCGTCCGCTGGGCCTTTTCCAGCAAGAGGCAGATGTTCTCTGCTTTTACTTGGGCTAGTTCGACTTCAACTTCATCGAGTCGTGATGACCTCTGACGCAACCATTCAAACGTCTCAGCTTGGTCCATACCTACTTCCTTTCAAGTTCTTGGATTAGGGCTGACAGCGCCCCGTCGTAGCCATCTGCGTTCCAAAGCGAACTCCGCCTCAGTGCTTTCAGCCGCTCGACATACTCCCCGCACCGCTCACTCACCACTGCCTGCTGGAGCAGTGACGCAAAGGTATCTTTAGCCTCTTCATGGTTCTGATAACCTTCGTAGCAGCGTTCAAGGTGGCTTACCGCATGGACCACCAGGATTGTCTCCCCACAGTTGATGCAGTTAGTTGACAGAGTTCGGCTCTCTGTCAGTTGCTGCTCGCTTACCACGGGTGGCTGGTGGACCAGAGCGGCGCGGATGTATTCGATCATGTCTCGCTCATTTCGCTCAAGATGATAAACGCCGCCCATGACATCGCTCGCGTAACGAGATCGAATATACAGCCGCTCGGGAATATCATTAGGGATGACAGCGGGTGGGCCTTTACGTAACAAATCAGCCCGCACGTATTCGGTGGTCCCGATGGCGTCTCCCGTATCGTTCCAAAAGGACCGGTCCCTACCATCTGAATCGATCCAGATCCGCTCCGGTGCCACTCTCCGCCCCACTGGTTGATTGTCGTTAGTCATGGTCGTTGCTTTTCCTCTTCCCACTCCGCAACCTCTTGCTCTGTCGCCACACGAAACGCTCCGTTGCCATACTCAATTATATGTTGCTGACAGGTAACACACTGGAAGATGTCGCCTACAGCAATACCGCGCAGTCGCTCAGCCGCTCTCATGCAGCAAATGTAAAGGCCGGGTCTGTCTGGTTGATTGTTGCTCACTGGTCGTTGCCTTCCCGTTCCTCACGAATCGCCTGTTGAACATCCTCACGGCGATAAACCTTTCCACAGCACGGACAGCGCAGCGAATCTCCCATGTCGATAACTTCGTAATCCGCTAGTACGTCAATACCGCAACACTGCTGCTCACCCTTTTCACCCATCACCCTTCACCGCCTTTCCAGCTTCGCGCTCGCTGCCCACTTGCGCACTTGGGCCATGCAATCGTCAAGTGATCTAAAACTCCTGAACTTCGGTTCTGACTCCAAGTAGCCAACCTTGATTGTCGTGACTGAGTTCACTTCTGGCCCATCTTGGCAGTCGGCAGGATAGAAAGAGTCCTCGCGACGAATCGTAATGGCCTTACCGGGAAACGCTTGTCGTAGTTCGGTTAGCGCGGATTTAATCTCACTGTTACTCATAATCGCACATTATTTCGGCGCTCATACCGACTATGTTTTCCAAGCACGGCGGACAGTACCGCTTGCCACAGCAGTTACCATCTGAGCAGTTGAACGTAATCCAACATCTCTCACTACGGAGACAACTGTCAGTCTTCGTTGATAGTTCACAGACATGTTTATGTGTCCCACTCATTCCCCTACTCCTCCCGTTTCTTGCCGGTGTGCTGGCCCAAGGTCTATTCTGGCCCCATCGCCTCATACATCGCCGCTCTATAACGCGCCTCCTGTTCTTCTTTGCTTATCAGGTTAACTGGCCCACACAGCACAGGAATTGGGCAGTTAGGCGAGCAGGTATAGCCATCGCAGTTCGGATGATGTTCTGAGCGCGTATGCCCGTCTGGTGGTACGTCAATCTCAACTATCTGATCACAGTGTTGACATTTACCTTTCGCCATGATGTTCGTCACATTCCTTCAGCGCGGATTCAAAGTCGTGGTTCACGTCTACCACGTGCTGTTTCAACTCAGCAATCTCCCGCCCCTGTTGTTCAACGAGCGCGATAAGCGTGTCGATGTCGTCAGGCGCGTTGGTAATGAAGTCGATATTTGCGGCGGCTTGCTCTACGCTGATTCCGCGTCCTTTTGCTGCCTCTAGTGGCTGCGCGTACGCACGACACACTGCTACGTGCTTGTCATTGACTGCCCCGGCAACGTCGGAACCGTTGAACTGAGTCCACGGTAGACCCGTCACTTTTGAGCGCCGCTCTTTAATCACCTTCATTCGTTCTGCAAGGTCGTGGTTGATCATGGTTGCAGCCTTTCGTAGAGTGCGCGGGCGCGTTGACAGCGTTCGCCGTGGTTAACATCGTCACAACTACCACCGAACACCCCGAAACATAACCCTTTGGAGCCCGAGAGCACCTCACAGCCGAATGACTCCAGCACTTCACGGACTTCTGCAAGCGCGTTGTCAACTACGTCTGGTACGTCTTCGTCACCGTCCAACCCAACCAGCCTTGCGATATGCTCTGCTATTTCACTTGCCATCAGTTACCTTCCTCTTCCTGCGTCTCAAGACTCCGCTGCACTTCTCGTACAGACTTAAACAACTCAGGCGCGAATCCCTTGCGACTCCCGTTTGGAAAGTAAGCAAACCCGCCTTCCGTGATCTTAATCGCGCCAACTACCTTGCCATCAAGCTTAACTTTTACTTGCCACGATCCGCGCCGACCTTTTACGTGTTCGTATTCAATCATCGTCACTCCTCTTCCTGCGCTGCGGAGTCGCGGCGAATGGCGGCTGCAATTTCCGTGCAGGCTCTCCGATGAATGGTTGAGCCGATTCTCCGTCGGTATTCAGTATCCGCGATCTTCGCCGCCCGCTCCCGTTCCTCAGCCCGCACTTCCTCTTCCCGCTGGCGGAGCGCGTCAAGTAGAATGTCGCGCACCGGCAATCGACTGTAGCCGCCAAGATAGCGAGCATTGGTAACTTGCGCTGCCCCGTTGTGATGTTCCTGAATTAGAAGCAAGCGATCTGCCTTTTGCTTAGCACTGCCTGTAAACAACTGGTCCAAGATTGTGTTAACTGTTTCGTCAATCGTGCTGTTCATTTGCTTTCTCCCAGTGCTGCTAGTGCGCGGCGCTTAATCTCCTGTCCGTGCGGCGAATCATCTAACTGCCAGTCGAAGCCCTGGATAAGTTGCAGCGCTTCTCTCAGCGCATCTCTTTCCGCTTCCAGTGCGCGAACCGTGTCGAAGGAATCTACGGCGGCTGAGATGGCGACCGTCAACCTCTTCACTTCGGGAAAATACGTGTCGTCTTCGTCGCAGTAGTGATTAGCGATCCGTTCTGCCGATTCACAGATAGCTTCATGTGCTTTATCCGAACGCCACGACGGCTCCAGTTCCCGCCTCTCTGTTGCTGCTGTGTCAGGTTTAGATTGGGTGGTCATAACTTGATGTCTCCGCGCTTTACTTCTTCACGAATAAGATTCGCCCCACTCACCGCTGATTCCACCGGACGCGGCCAGTCTCTAACGTCTTCTCTGGCCCATTTAATTGCCTGCTCGACCTCCCACGCAACGCGCTTTGTTAGGTTGTCAGTGTCAGGAGAGTTAATAAGCCTTCGGAGTGCCCGTAATTCCTTTTTAACTGTTGATTCAGCTTTCATCCTTTCCCCTCTGCTTCAGTGTGGATCATTTGGCCGCGCCGTCTTTTAATCCCTGCGCATAGGCATTTCGCAGCTCGTCAGCAACCCATGACCAATCACGAATGAAACTATTATCCTCCGGTTCGCCGCCATCCCAGTGATCGCGCTCACCTGAATCGTCAACAATCACGAGACGATTGCGATAGTTGTAATCGTTTTCGATTGGTTCAACTTTAACGCTGTAGCTCATCCTGCTTCTCCTCTGGTAGCAATAGCAGCGTCTGCGTCACGCTGCTTTCTTGAACGGATCGGGAACGTAAAGCCTGTCGGTCCAGTCCATCTTCTTGAAGTTGGCGCGACAAGTCTTGCAGTTGTGCCCGATGACCACGCGTTGCTCTGCGATGGCATCACTGCCCATCAACTTGTCGGCTACCTGATCGCCACAACGTCCGCAGTACACGTAACCAAAACACATGGTTGCGATACGACTATGACCGATAAGGGCGCAGACGATCTTGTTTCGCTGCTCTTTATCCTGTGGCTTCGCCGCCCGCACTTGGGCCAACAATGCAGACCGCGTTATCTTCACTTCGTCAGCCATTGCCTTATGCCGCCGCCTTTCTCAACACCAATGTTTCTTTAACGGCGCTTCGTCTTGAATTGCTATTCCATCTTTGAACGTACAGCCATACAACACGTAAGCGCGATCACCCCACATCCGATATGCCTCACGCTTCGCCTTGCCGTCGCTTGGCGCATCAAAGGTTTCGTAAACTGCGGCGTCGTCTGTGTCGCCATTGGCAGCACGTGGATCAAAGACAATGTAGACTCGCTTGCCGTCAGGTTCTTTCGATCTCTTCATGCCGCTTCTCTTTCCTCTGGTAGTATCGGACCACCGGCCCGCCTGATCGCTTTTAATACCGCTTTCTCCATCTGATCGTGCGACATCTTTTCATCTAGAATTGTATGAACCGTCAGACAGGCCCAAGCGACCATATAAATGTCATTGCCGTGCATCAGTCTTCGCTTCTTCGAATGTGCGGGCGTTCGTGACTTGTCACAGTCATGCGGTATAAATCCAAACTCGCATTTCTTTCTGCCGGCCGCTTCCATGCGTGGTCTTAACCAGGCCCATACATCACGCCATTGCTTTGTGCGTGGGCCAACCTTGTTCATTGGCTTGCGGCCTACTTTGAAGGTGCTGTTGTGGCGGTATTCGTTCATGTTACTTCTGCACAAATCCGTCGCAGTTCTCCAGCCACACCGGATCGAAGTTCCAAGGCCAGTTGAACCAACCGCGTCGTATCCCCGTAGGGTTGCCGCGCACATTCAACTTCTCAGCCTTCTGGCTGATCATCGGCGGGACGCGCCCGACAGACGCGAATGTCGCCATTATGTTGCCGAACGGATCATCATTCGCGCCGACGACCGGATGCGCACAGAAACTATGAGCACTGCCCGGCACTTCACGCCGAAACTTGCAGCCGTAGCAGTTTGGTTTCTTCGTTTCCCCTGCTCCGCTTATTGGTGTTTCAACTTCTGTCTCTGGTTTCATGCCGTCTAAAGGCGATCCTCCTTTTGTGTTAAGTGGCCGTCTCTCCGGCCCGTCACGCCTAACATGTTTACCCGTTGGCTCAGCGGCGTTCCCGATACCGCGAGTCAATAATGCGCCGAAATCAAAGCGACCATCTCACGCGCCTTCGTCTCAGAGTTTTCCTGCCCGATGATTGAATCCTTCGGATCAAGAATTCCTTTGCATTGAACGTAAGTGATAAACCCGCGATGGTCTGCCACTATGTAATAAGTCTTCCGCTTGGCGTCTTTGTCTTTTCCGCAAAGTGTGCATATGTTCATGGTTTCAATCCTCCACTATCTAATGTGATAACAGAGGCCGTTTGTTCACTCTGATTCGAGCGGCGTATAACAGTCAGGTGGCAATCCGGCGCACTTACACTTACTTGCCTGATTACACGCGCCATCGCATCCGTGATAGCCCTCATGGTGCCCGCAGGGGCACATCTTTGGCCCGTTCTTGTAGGCCCAGGTCGGACAGTATGGGGAACTATCAGTTGGTCCGGGATTGCTGTCGCTAACAGGTCCGGGCATCTCAATACCTCCAGTACTTTTGAAATGAAGCGTCAATAATTTTCCAGTCCACCTTTTTGCTGCCCTTCCGCATCACCTTGAGAAAATCCGCAGCGGCATCAACCGAAGCGAACGACATGGACTCGTTAACTCTAATACCCCTCAGCACGCCGCTTATGAACTGTTTTGTGAAATAAAGTGTGGTCATCTTGCCCTCCTGCTGCTTAGTGTGATTCAGGAAGCGATTTGTTCACTTGCTTTCCAGAACGATTCGTGTTCGCGCCCTCTCTTCGTATTCCAGCGTCTTCCCGCTTTCAAGCCAGTCTGCTGCTGCTCTTAAATCAGCGATCGCAATGTCTTTAGTTGAAAAGCAGATCAGGTACTCCGATTCGAATCCAGTTAACCCGATCTCTACTTCACGGAAATGCTGGTCAGTGATAGCGGCTGAGATTTCGTTAAAGGCTGTGTTACTAAGAATCGCCATGAAGCCTCCCCGCTGATATTTCTTCGTCGGCCGTGATTACGTCTGGCCATTCGCGATGATCGTCGCCAGTTATCTTTTCCAGTTCTTGATCGACCAGCTCCTGGATCTCGTCATAACTGCGACAGCGAATGTATAGGTGCCACGTCCACCAGAGACGGTTACGCACGGTGCTCCACACGTCTGAAATTAGTTGACGCAAAACGTAGCGGAGAATGCCGCCGTAACCGCCCAACGCTCGAAACATCACTGAGAAGCACATGTAAGTGACGAGGAAGGGCGGCATGATGTCGGCGTGCTCAAAACAATCCCGAGCAGCCTTACAGCGCTCCTTGTACAGCGTTTCATCCGGTGGTTTAATCAACATCCCATTGCTATCAATTCCCTCCTACTACTAAGGGCGCAGAAAGTGATCGATTACCGCCATACCTCTGAGACATTTTCTGCGTCCTGTTCCATCTCACTCGGCGCCAGCTTGCTAATGTTCTCTTCTGTATCCGTAATTGTTCCTGCCGTTGCCGCTTCGGGACATTGAAAGCGCCCTTGTGCGCAAGGCTCCGTTAGGCACTTATCGCAAACTGTTACTATCTTTTGTGATGGAAACATTTGATTTCTCCTACTCCAGCACCTTGCCTGTTTCGATTATTCTGTCGAGATAAGCAACCGCAATGCGGGCCTGTTCCTTAAGTTGTGTGATTTCAGGCAGAGTCTTGGAAGCGGACCAGTCTGAGGCATAAGGTTCGGGCCACGCTCTTACGTCGGTTTCTGCGCCATCGTCCCAATCGGGATTACCCGAAAACAAAATGTCCGCCTCGTCAACGGTTAGGTTGAGCGCCTCGGCTGCAAGAAAAGGAATGTCGAGGTTTGATATATACCGCTGCCGCTGGAGGGTCAGCAGCGGCACCCGATCCGACAGAACGCAGGCCCAACCCGCGATACAGGCGGCAGTCCCACACGGCGCTTCTTCTTCGCGTCGCCCGTAGGTTTCCTGATCGTACGCTTCCGGGGTGGCCGCGATCTTCTCCCGAATCTTCTTGAACAATTCGATATTCAATCTTTCTTTGCTCATGCCGCTGATTCCTCTCTATCAATTTCACATTCAACTAAACTGCGAATTCCAGGATGCTCTGCTCTGAATTGAACCGCTGAATGGTGATTGCATTGACACCAGAGATAGTTGCAATCTTCGCAGCCTCCGTTTGTGCATTCATCGGAGATCGCGCTACCTACTGGAATGCAATCGACTACCTGAAACTCCCTTTCGTCATACGGCCAGCCTCTTGATGGAACATTACTAAGCGCAAGAGATACCGCTTCATCTCTTGATGGAGCACAAAGTTTGAATTCGTGACGTATGCGCTTAGATCCGAATATCCCAAGATTCTGCTTGAGCGTTACCTTGATGCTGAATTCAAACCAGGGAGCTTGGCGGATTCGAGTGTCTGAGTGATCGAACTTGGCGTACGGTAACTTTGTTTCTTGATTGATCATGACTTACCTCTAATAGCCGACGCGGATTCTGTGTGTAGCTTGGTGATCTGCTTTGCGAATTCATCTCCCGCCGTGGCCTCGTACTTCAACACCTAACTCCCCGGGCAACCCGGTTTGCGAAAGAATAAATACGCTTCCCAGTCGCCGATGCGATAGTGAGACAACAGCCCACGAACCTCATTCATCAAGCCATTGAGATCGTGATCGAACATTGCCATTGCTTGCTCTTTGCTGACCGTCATCACTCATTCCCTTCCTGTGGTGAAAAACTAAATGTCAGTTCGCCCTACGTCCTCCAGAGCGGCCTTGCATTCCGCTTTGAGATCAAACAGGTCCCGGTCAGCGGGTATCTTGGCTTGACGTAGCGCCGCGAAGACGCAAACCGGACAACCATCTGCTTGCTTGCGCAGCACTGGCATAGCTTCCGTGAGCGCCGTGTACAGTGGCGACGGCTTGCCGTGCCACATCTCATCATTTGTGCGCGTGTCTGGCATGTTCGGATCGGGCAATAACGCTATCAACCGCTCAAGTGGCGTGTGGCGCGTTTCCAAGACCTCGCACATGCGACAGACGCGTCCGGGGTTATTCGTGCAGTGCTCCTCATGCTCCCTCATTGCCGCAGCGTGACAATTCGCCTTCTTGCAGAAATCGCAGTAGTAGCGCCAGACCCTCCGCTTTCTCATTGCTTTTCCGCTTTTCGATTACGCCTTATTTGTTGCCTGCATGCGTGCGATTCATCGCGTCTAATCCACGCAAAGCAATCAGCACATTGGACTTTCGTTTCCGGGACTTTCTCTTCTTCGCTCATTGTTTTGTTGTGTGCGGCACTCATAACGGCATGTCTCTTTCGTTGATTCGCTCAATCAGCCGTAGCAGACCCGAGCAGACGTCGAGTACATCATCGAAAGTTCCGAAGTCACGTGCGGCGGCAATCTCCAACTCCAGCATAGCTATTGAACCAGCAATGCTCTCCGCGTCGTTCGGCGGGACAACGCTAACGCCACCGTCATCAATTGGTTCGTATCGCATCGTTCAGATCCTCTCTGCATCGGGCGCTTCAAAGAATCCGTACACACATCGCGCAGCCGTGCGCTGAACGCCGCCCTCGGTGTAGATCGTCCACCACTGAGGATCGCCGGTGTCGTGGATTGCTCGTGCGGACGACTTGCCGCGCTTACGAGTTCCCGTGCGTTCCGATTGCGCCAACGCATTGATCGCGTCATAAACTTCTTGATACGGCTTGCCAGTGGCGATAGCGATAGATCGCACCACGCAATCGCCTGCCTGGCCCTTGTAACCAGCGGCGGCACGTCCGCCATCGTCTCTTTGGAATTCCATTTTCATATCTTCACCGCCTGTACCACGCTAATCTTGTCAGCCGTCTTAGAAAACGACTCCGCAATAACTGGAATAATCGCGTTCTTGAACACCATCAGCACCACGATCAAGATCAAAGCTATAGCTATTAGTTCAAAACGTTTCATGAGTCTTTATTCTCCGTGTCGGGATTCGCCTTCGCTCCGCAGAACGGGCAGAAGGTGACAACGATTGTCGGCGGCTTCTTTCCGCGAATCTTCTTATCGGAATCTTTCCAGTGTGTACCGATGCTCAAAGTCACTGCCGTCAAGCTGAGGTTCTCGCCAAGCAGGAAGGATGTATCAAGCGCGAAGTTCTGCTCCGCAAGCTTCTCATCGATGCGTGTTATGCAATCGCAGTTCATTGCCGTACTCCATTGCCTTCCAGCTTTATCAACTCCCTAAGCACGGCCGGCTTGATGAATCGCCCCTTGCCATCGCAGTAACGACAGTCCCGTTCGATCTGCGGAAAAACGCCATGCTCGTTCGGCTCTGCGAAGTAGCCGTTTTCCTTAACCTTCCCGGTCCCGCCACACTTGCGGCACTCGGCGGAAGGCGAATGAGGATCGTCAATAGGTAGTCCGCTAATCTTCCCACGCGCAGCGCCGTGCATCTTGCCGCCGCATCTACATTTGCATGTCGGATGTTTAGCGTTCTCACATTCCGAAGCCGCTGATGCTGATAGCGCTCTTTGTCGTGTTGCCATATTCCTTACGCAGCCTTTCTTAGTTGCTTGCTGGTTCTCACGCCGAGGCGCGACAGCACACTCCAGACATGGGCGCACATATGTGACTCTTTTGGTTTGCCGGTTGCTAAAATATATTCAGCATTGGCCTGGCACGGTCGGCCTGTGTACCAGTCGCGGCAGTCCGCTGTCTCATTCATCAGGTCAATCGTTACGCGCCTCTTGGTTTTATCTTTGTGGTTGAACTTCGATCCAAATGGCGTCACGCGATAGGCAAACTTCCAACCGAGACCCTTAACCTTTCGAATCCACATTGACGCAGCTCGCGCTTGGATCAACTCGCTTGGTGTCTCTGTGATTAAAGTTAAGCTGAGCATCTTTTTCCCCTGGCATTAATAGCGAGCGAAACCGTCTTCAATAGCATCAAGGAATCGCTCGTCTTGTGCGGCTTGCTGTTCTTTTTGTAGCTCGCGATTGCATTCCGACTTATTACAGACCCAAAGCCGAGCGTTGCCGACATAATCCCAATCGCTTAAATGATGTCGTCATGGATCGCTCCCTCCATCAATCACAATTCAACGTCGCCAACCGACTCGCATATTCATTAGGACTCGCGCCCTGAACGGCGGCGGCTTTGCACGAATCGCAAACCCGTCCAGCATTAAGAAACGCATTCAGCGCCTTGTGCCCCGTAAACCAAACGCCCGCATTGCAACGCGAACAGCGGGAACCTAAAGCGTTCTTGCGTCGGCGATCTTCTTTAGTGCGGAGCACCCGCATCAACGGCGTGGTATCGAGTTTCAGTTTGTTTGCCATCTTCGTCTCCCTCGCCTCTACCAATGATTAACTCTCTCAACAAAATGAATTATAGACACGCGTAGAGAAATTGTCAACCGTTATTTTGCCTTTTCTTGCTGTAATCGCAACTTGTGAGAAATAAGCGGGTTACAGTAAGTTGTTGACTTTCTCTACCGCTGTCTATAAAATCCAGTTATGAACAGCGACGAGATGACGGTGCCCGAAGCGGCTGAACTGAAGGGTTGCCATCGTACCTGGATCAATTATTTGATCAGAGAAGGGCGGCTAAAGGCTAGGCGTGTAGGTCCAGTCTACTTAATACGTTTGAAGGATTTAGAGGCGTGCAAAGTCCGCCATCGGGAAAAGCCTGATAGCAACGGACACACAAAAACCTTGCCGCAACGGCGGACTCACGGTAAAAAGGTTCGCGCGAAAACTACCGCAAAGTTATCAGCATCAAGGCAAGGTCGATAACGATGATCGGGATTTCGATTGTCGGGGCCGTGCAATTTTCAGTGCAGGGTGGCGGATCTTGTTTACCGGGAAACGGAATGTCGCCAGCACGGGCAGGGGCTGACAGAGAAACGGCCAGCAGGGAGAGCGCGAGCAGTCTTTTCATGATTACACTCCGGGTTGTAAATAGTTGAAGCGCGCGAAGTATAGCACTTTAGCAGCAAGCTGCACTATGAAGCTTCAGGAATACACAAGGGTCGATCAGGCGCGGTCTTTGTACTTCGACGGACGCCATGACGAAGCGCTGATAGAGGCTGAGGTGTTGTGTCTGTCTCCCGAGCCCCTAGAAAGGCTTTCGGGTTTACTTCTTAAAGCCTGCATTCAGGCAGAGCGTAATGAGTTTTCAGAATCCCTTGATACGCTTAAGATCGCCGGGCCGCTAATTGACGCTGCGCCGGCCAGGTCGAAGGCAGCGTTCCACGGACAGCGGGCATTTAACCGCGTTAAGATTGGGCGGAAGAATCCGGCGCTTGTCGATTACGAGGCGGCGCGATTTTGGGCGTCAGAAGCAAATGACGAGCTGAGTCAGGTCTCGATTAGCAATAACCTGGCGAAAGTTTACAGCGACGTTGGTCGGTACGAAAACGCCATCAGTGAATCGGATCGGGCTATTCAACTTGCGCGGAAATTGAACGAGCGTATTTACCTGGGGCGCTGTTATGATCAAAGGGCGCAGATCTTAAACGATCACAAGCTATACGTTGAGGCGGTTAGGTGGAGTGAGAAAGCCCTCGCTCTTTTAGGCGCACATCCAGCCTCGGCAGAAGCTCGACTCACACATGGTAGGGCTCTAATCGGTGTTGGCGAATCGTATCTGGATAGTCCCGATCCTGTTGAGGACTTCCGTGTCCGTCGCGAGATTGTTAATTCGATTCACGTCTCTCTTAGCCCTGAGCTAATCAATCTGGCGCTTGAACGTTGCGAGGGCAACATTAAACGCACCGCGCAGTTTCTGCGTGTTAAGCACCAATCCTTGCAGGGTTCAATAAATCGTTTTGAATTACGACCTCATCAAAAGCGGCACGTCAAACGCTCAATCATCGCAAAATAAATCCTGAACTTGTGTTGAAATCCTTGTACGCAGCGAAAACTTTTATGTTATTCTGCGCGGACCCGTAAACATGGGGTTTACCTCCCACACTCATCGCTCATAATTTCTCGCGCTGTCGGAAAGGAAACGCCCTCTGCATGACCTCAACTCGCGCCGTCCAATTAGCTGAACAGATCCTAGAAAATCAAATGGAAAAGGCGGAACCATTGGTGAGGTTGTTGTACGCCTTCAAAATCGCACGGGGCGATCCCGAAGCGGAGGTAATGATGGATGCGGTCATTCAATACTGCTACAACAAAACCGAGCACTGCTATGAAGGAATAGAAGCGTTCGTTTCCGGTTCAATCGCGGCTTAGGCTGCGTCGAACCTCGCGCTCGAGCATCTGAACATAACGCTTAAACACCCTCTGCTCGCCAAGCGGCAAGTCTTTGGCCATCTCCCACACATTTGCCCACTCGCTCTTCAGAAAGCCTGTGTTTTCTACGGCTGTTTGGCCCAACGCATTAGCAATTACTTCATCCAGCGGACGCATGAGTCCCCAAGCCAGATCGCGCAAAGTAAGAATGCCCGGATTTGGCGTTTTGCCTTGCACGATCATCTGCACGGTCGATCGCGCTATGTCGCCTCCCCGACGCTTGGAATTCTTATGCACATCCAGAGCCGTGAGATTGTTTTCCCGCATTACGCGCAAAACGTAATCACGGAGTGACTCTGCTACTGAATTAACCATCTCTAAGTCGGAGGTTTCCGACGTAGGGCGGACTATAGCAAAGCCGTCTGACGGGATTGCGTCTTTCTGTGCCGAAAAAACAGTTGACACGGAATTTCGAATGTGCATAATCAGCATCCGTGAAGAGACAAAATCACAGCAGACGAAGACGCGATCCCGTCTTTTATAATTTCGAACTGCTTAGAGAGCGCCTTAAAGACGCGGGGTTTAACAGCCCTTATGCGTTAGCCAAACATTTAGATCTCAACGAAGAAACAACCTACAAAGTGTTCAATGGCAAGGGAACCTACAAACACGTTCGTCCGATTGCGGACTTCTTTAAGGTCAACTGGGTCGAGCTCCACGATGTTTAACCTCTCCGACCAGATTCATCGTGCGCTCCTGACACGTGCGAGAGTGCGCGGTGATGAGGCCGGGACGAGTGGGAGCGTCCCGGCCAGCCCGTTAACGCGAGGCCGAACTTATACCGCAAGCGGGGGATAAAGGCAATAGCAGCCAACTGCATAAAACGCGATGACGGTTCTTTGTAACAGGCGCTGACGCGAGATCGGACGAAGAGAGCGGAGAGCTTCTCCGGGGGTGGCGTTCAAAAAAGGAGAGCCTCTTTCCAGAAGGGGAAAGTAGATGCCTTTATTTCACGTTCAAGATTCAGACAGGCCGCTCTTTGTTGTCGCAAAAGATTGGCACGACGCATATGAGCAATGGCGCGAGCAAATCATACATGAGAATGATGGCGACGTGTCTGATCCGCAAGGGATTCAGCACATCTGCGACAACGACGAACTCTTGATTTACGGAGTCTTGCATGGTTCAAGCAGCAATGAGCAGGAGACCTAATCATGCCCGATCTAGTTTGCACAGAATGTCCGCACGTCTTTACTGAGGCTGAATTAGCCGCAGAGAACAAATCAGTGTGGGGCCATTCGTGCCACGCAAACGTAACGGATAGATTTGGGCCAGTGCCAACAGTCTGCGAGTCGCACAGGAAACCGCTCGAAGAGGAAACCGAACAAGAGAAACACTTAAGAAGGCGTCGCGCCTTCATGCCTGACTATGACAAAGCGCTGGAGGAGTGGCTCTCTTGATGTCAGATCCTAACACTCAATGGCGAGTAAACAGATCCGGTATGGAGAACTGCTGCTATAGAGCGCTCCAAGTAGAAATGTATCGGAGAAAGAATCAGAGCGAAGAACTAATGGTGATGGGCCACACGATCAGGTGTCCAAACTGCAATGCAGAATTAATCTGTGACAACGGAGTTAGTGGAAGGCTGAGATGGAGGTGGAATGGCGCTAAGTGAGCGGCAACCAGTAGAAAGTCTTTGATTATGCCTCGCACTGTTCCAAACATTATTCACTATGCCTTGCTCAATCAGCACGGCGAAGCAGGGGCGTTTTGCTGCGATCCTCCGCGTGTCTTAGACCGCGACGACAACGAGCACTGGATTCTCTCCAAGTGGCTGTACGACGAAGTCACATGCGGTCCCTGTCGCGCCAAGCTCGGGCTACCCGAGGAGCCTTCACGCGGGAGTCTGTTGCGCGACAACCTAGAAATCAGGCTGAACATCGCTTTTCAATTTGTAGACGCGAACTACTGGAATCGCAATGTTCGCAAGTCTGGCGAGCAAAAGTTAAATCCCGATCCGGATGGCTGGTTGGCATCGCAATTCCTACGACTCACCAATGAGTTTGAAGAAATGATGAAGCCGTTTGTGCAGATGATGGAAAAACACGAAGGTCAATTCGGCTGGCCTGAAATCGTAAACGATTCACCTTTACCTGATCCACCGGAAAGACCCTGAAAGGAGAAAGCAATCATGGGCGTAGTTCTTGGCGACGATCAACCCACTAGCACGCGGACCGTCGCAACAGATACGGCGGCTTCATATTTGTATGTGGCCCAAAAAGCCGCAGAACGCGGAGACGTTAGAGACGCTTTGTATCACATTGATCGCGCGACCGAGCTGCTACTTAGACCAGAAGTTGGCTTAGAAGCGCCGGGGATAGTTAGGGGCGAGCACATGAATTACTCGCTACTTGGAAAAGTCTTGGCAGCTAAAGCCGAACGGGCAGCAAGAGGTTAGAACTCGGTGTTTCCATCTACGCAGATTGTGAAGTGAGGGCGTCATGCTAGATTCAGAAGATGTCGCCACGGTCTTGAGTTGTTTAGGTTGCGTTGGCGTGATCCTGTTAAAGCTCGCCCTCATTGTTGGGGTCGTATGGATCGTTCTTCATTTCGCGTTCAAGTATTGGTAATTCAAAACGGAGGCTATGTATGCCTAGAAGCACGTTAACGGAGACGGTCGATCGATTAAATTCACTTGTCAATCAAATCCTTGGGTTGAACGAAGAAGAGCGTGGTTACGTGCTGGATCAGATACTACCCGAACCAGAAGAGCAGCCTAAGCAGAAGAAGACACGGAAGAAGAGAGCCGCGTCGGCGACTAACCAACGTCGCGGAATGCCGACGCCGCGCGAAGGCAATGGAAACTGTGTTGCGCTGGTCAATGACACGCCCTGCGACGAACCGCAATCAAGCCCTATCCACGATCCTAAAGGAGGCTATGCGGGCTATCACGAGTTTCAACCAGGGAAGAAAGAAAAGGTATCTGCCGCATCGGGTGACTAAGAATGAGCGAAGTTCATAGATGCTTAATTCTGGATACTGAGACCTCGGGGCTCGAAGATGATGCGCCCGTGATTGAGGTCGGCGCGATTCTGTATTCCGTCGACAATCAGTGCTCACTCCAAGAATTGTCTACCCTTTTGCCAGCACCCGAAAATGGCGCCGAGCAAATCAACCGAATAAAGAGTGCGGCACTAAATGAGATCGGCCTAATCGGTTCGAGTTCAATAGAGTGGAGTTGTTGTTTGCTATGAGCAAGTCAGCCGATGTGTTCGTGGCCCACAACGCGGAGTTTGACAGCAAGCGGATCTTTGGGCAACCGGACTTTTTACCACTCGCCTCTCTCCCCTGGCTCTGCACGATGTCAGACTTCAAGTGGCCGCTTGCCACACGCGAACAGGGTTCTTTAATCAACATCGCGTTAGACCACGGAATCGGCGTCGCGAGTGCGCACCGGGCGTTAACAGACTGTCGACTTATTGCGGCGCTCTTTGACCGCATGGCTGACTTGCACTCCATGTTTCAGGTTGCCATGCGGCCGAAGGGATTTTTTCAGGCAATTGTGCCTTTCGAACGGAAAGACGAAGCGAAGGCGGCGGGCTTTAAGTGGAACGGCGCCGACAAAACGTGGACGCGCCAGATGGCAATCGAAGATGCGTCTCAATTGAAATTTCCCGTTAGACAACTTCAAACATTGGAAAGGTAGAGAAATACACAACCATGACATTAAGGATTACACGAGCAACCGACCCAATTACCGTGGAGCGATTGGTGCAGTGTATCTACGCCCCTCCGGGGATAGGTAAGACATCGATCGCTTTCACTTCACATAAACCTCTTTTGCTTGACTTCGATGGCGGTGTTCATCGTGCGGTATTCAGGCTCGATACTGTCAAAGTCGAAACCTGGGATGACGTTGCGGAGATAAGCGATGACGATCTGCGTCAATACCGAACCTTGATATTTGATACAGCCGGTCGCGCTCTGGATGTTCTTTCAACTGACATCATCAAAAAGAACCCAAAGATGGGCCGATCAGGCGGTGCGTTGACTCTACAAGGCTTTGGCGAACTCAAGGCGCGGTTTATCGCGTTCACACGGATGATCCGATCTTTTGGTCTTGACATAGTATTACTGGCCCACAGTGACGAGCAGAAGAACGGAGATGATCTAATCGAACGGATCGATGTTCAGGGCGGATCGAAGAATGAGATTTACAAGGTCGCCGACATGATGGGCCGCCTGTACATTCGGAACGGTAAACGATACCTAAACTTTAATCCCTCTGAAACAGCTTACGGTAAGAACCCCGGACGACTCGGTGAGGTTGAAATCCCTGATCTCCAAAGGGTGGATAACCGCGGTTTTCTTGGCGAGTTGTCGGACAGGGTTAAGGCCGAGCTGAACAAGTTAACAGCGGAGCAGCAAGAAACCGCAACCGTTCTCGCCGAGTGGCAAATTAAATTCGATTCGGCCAACACGCCCGATGAATACAACGGGTTTATTCCTGAATTTGGGCAACTACCTGAGGCCGTCAAGCTGAACGTTGGCCGTCTATGGCTCAAGATCGGAAAGGGCAAGGGATGGGAGCAGGACAAGGAAACAAAACAGTTCCGGGGCGAACCCGTCGAACCATTCACCCCTATATCGGTTAACGGGAAAGACGGGATGACCAAGAAGCAGCAGAAGGAGATTGAAGAACTTGCCGAAGAGTTGGAACTTGAAGACGTAGACGCGGAGGCCTCAAAGGTCTTCAGCATGGATCTAAAAGTTAAGAATCTATCGAAAGAGGGCGCCGAGCGCCTGATCGTAGACCTCAAGACAAAAGCCGATAGCGTGGGGGCGCGATTCTAAATGCGGCTGAGCGTTTCCGACCTCCAGTGCTGGCAGCGTTATCGCAAGAATCAAGAGGTAACGCTTGAAGACTGTCTTAGACAGCTTCGCCGTGAAGAGCTGCCGAGTCCGGCTTTATTGGCCGGCAGAAAACTTCACAAGGCACTGGAGTCGGCACAGTACGATCAGGATGATGTAAGTCCTTTCGGTCAATCAGTCCTTAAGTACAAAGACTACGTGTTCATTTTTCAATGTGACGTTGAAATCTCAATTCCGCAGGTGCGTGAGCTCAAAGGGGAAATGCTCGTTGAGACTAGCACTGGTCCTGTAACGCTAGTTGGTGTCGTGGATTCTGTCGACGTGTCGGTTTCTGATTACAAGTTAACCGGCCACTTCGATTCTGAGCGACTGATCGCTTCTTATCAGTGGCGTTGCTACCTGCAAATGTTTCAGCGACATCGGTTTGATTACAAAGTATTCGTTGGCGAAGAAATCAAACCAAAAGAGTGGGCCATTAAGGATTATCACGAACTCTCTGTGTATGGCTATCCAGGTATGGAGCAGGATATTCAACGAGAAGTCGGAGAGTGCGCGAGATTTATGCGTGAGCATGTATGGCCCAAGGCGGCGTGACGATCTTTGCGCGGATCAGGGTTTTTCGCTGGATCAAACCAGCAAAGGGTACTTAGGTATCCTCTGGCCAAAAACTTCAGGTTCGCGCAAAACTAAAGATTCCTTTGGCGACTCCATGATCTTAGTGCTGGTCCACCGGAAAGCCACGGCCGCCATATGTTGCGTCAGGCTTGACTTTGGCGGTAGGAGAGAAACCGCCACTTCTGGAAACGAGAGACTGCAATGATCTGCACAGAATGTAAAGACGTGATTCCTTTTTACGAAGAGGATCACAACCCGTTTGACGAGAACGACGCCAACATAACGGCCATACTCGGATCGGTTGACTGTTTTGAACGCTATCTGCAACGACAATCGCAGAACAGTTATTTGAATTGAGTTTCCACAAAGGGCTGAGTAGCGCGCGGAGACTGAGGCCGAAACGCGTGAAGCCCAAAACACTTGCTGAGCGATGAACGTGATCGATACTGCTGAGCCTCAGACAGACGGCAAGTGCTTCGAGAGTATAGAGACTCGACGGCCTGAATAGTTACAAGATCGGGACTGTTGGAACCGTGAGGGCTAACGCAGGGTAATCGGCATTACGAAGTGGCCGAGGAAACGGGACGCCTAACCCGTCAAAACCTCAACGTCGGGGAAGTCGGAGCACCGACACGGAAAGACGTGACTTACGCCGGATGGAGAGAATCCGGCACTGGTATTTGAAGTTCGGTGAACCCTGATGCGGGGCGCCGCAAGGAAGGCTCAAGGGCTGGAGCGGGTCGTACTCGGCAGGGATTCAGGGGCTGGATTCCTTAGTCCGGAGTTTTCGGCCCCTGTCTAAATCTTTGAAAAGTTTGCGCGGCTGATTAGAGGCATCTGGAAACCACGCGGTTGTGGGACATGGCCGTAAGAGCGTCGCTAAAAAGGTGGGTTAAGCGCTACGCTCCCTCAAAACCAGATGACCGATTGTTTCGTGGGTTGATACATGGTCCATCGGCCTGTTAGCCGCGCAAAAGAAATCTTGAGTCGCCCGTGTTGATTTGTTGAGATGGCCTCAACCAGCACGGACGTTAGACCACCAGCGCCTAGCACTAAGACGCTGATAATCCTGTAAGGGTTTTGTGCTTACCGATAAGGGGCGTGGTTCGGGGTGATCGGACAGAAGCGTAGGCGTTGTCCGGCGACTCAGGGTTCTTTGAAGATTCTCCGTTTCGTGCTTGTGCTGGCCGAGTAGTAGTCGCGAGAGCTCGTCGTACCGAATGAAACGAAGTCGGCGCTAGACGGGAAGATGTTACGAACCAAGCGCAAGGGGGCACACGGCGACGGTTCCGCTCTGCGACGCGTTAACGCTCGATGAGCCGCTAAATAGCGCAGAGACTCTTGCGGCGAGACGGAGAAGTTTTATGGGCGGCGATTTGAACACACAAGCCGAACGTCAGAAATGTTCTTCTGAAAAGTGGTCGGAAGTGGGTCCAACCTCGTAGCAACAAGGTCGCCGCCCGCCCAAGTTAGCGGCGCATTGATTCGCGTTTGCTGTTGTAAATCCAGAAGGGAGCAGTAAACGCGATCATAAAGAGAGAAGCTGGCGAATTTCTTTTCTTGCGGGGGGTTGTGAGCGGAGGAGTTCGCTGGCTCTCTTGAAAACACCTAACCGAACCAGGGGAAATCAAAATCAAGGGGAAAAAAGTGCATCGTGGGATCTCAATTAGTGTGCTCAAAAATAAACTTTCACTTCATGCTTTCATGTTCTCAGTTCTTAAAAACGCTCGTTGGCGACCGAGCAATAGAATCAAGTGTCGAGCCTCTTTTGTGTAGAGGCGCCTTCTGGACATGTCGTTACTTGATTCCGGCGTGAACACCAGGTCGCCAGGCGTCTCTACAAAGAAGAGGCTTTTCTCTTTTGAAGGAAAAATTACCCGCTGTTCTTTGGTACGCGAGCGATTGGCTGGGCAGTAACACGCGAGCGCGAATGACCTACCAGCAAAGGGACGTTTATCTCACGCTTTTATTTCGCTCCTGGTACGAAGAACCTGCGGGCACCTTACCAAACATTCCTGAAGAGTTAGCAATGATGGGCGGTATCGACCTTGAAACATGGGAACGAATCAACGGTCCAATTATAGCGAAGTTTCAGAGCGACGGGAATGGCCGTATCTTCAATCCTCGCATGTTGAAAGAGGCGCGGAAGGCTCGCGGCAGACGGGTTGCCGGGGCGACTGGCGGCAAGCAAAAGGCTAGCAAACAGTGAAGCAAAACTCTAGCAAAAGTGTTAGCAAAATCGTAGCAAACCGCTTAGCAAAACTCCGACTTTTGCTAGCCGTTTTTTCGCTTCACTTAGCTTTGGTTTGGATTAGTTTAAAGATCTCCAAGGGAAATTCTTAATGGGTATTACTTCATACAAAGATCACCCCTTGTCTGAGCTTCTCCCTTTGATGGAAGACGATCAGATTGAGGATCTAGCAACGGATATTCGACAAAACGGATTACGAGCCCCAATAACTCTCTACGAAAATAAGATCCTCGATGGGCGCAATCGTTATCGCGCGTGCAAAATCGCGAACGTTGAGCCTAAGGTCCGCCACTTCACCGCTGGCGATGCGGTTGCGTTTATTGTTTCCGCCAACGTCTTTCGGCGCCACTTGACCTCAAGCCAGCGGGCAATAGTCGCCGCGAAACTCGCCAATCTTTCAAACGGGCAGCACAAAACAAGCTCGGCAATATTGCCGAGCTCAAAACCCATCACACAGATAGAGGCGGCGAAAGAATTAAAAGTTAGCGAAAGATCCGTCAGGACCGCCAGGGAGGTGCTACGCGACGCGCCGACGAAAGAGGTAGAAGCAATTGAGCGCGGAGAAAAAACAATAGCAACGGTGGCGAGAGAAACCAAAGCCAAGACAACTAAACCACGGGTCGAGGTTGAGCAGGAAAAGCATCTCGACAAGACCGGCTACGTTATTCCCGACTCAATCCTCGAAGACTGGCAAACCGCTGAATCCTTTCGATCAACGCTCTCCGAGCTGCAACGAATCAAGCTCCTGGTTGAGAAGGCAATTGATAATCGCGAATTGATCTATCGGGAGGTAGGGCAGGACACAGTTGCGGATCTTAAGAACGCATGGACTGCCTTGAAACAGGTATTGCCCTATGCGGTCTGTCCGACGTGTCAGGGCCGTACCCGTTCAAAGTGTTCCGTTTGTAAGCAACGAGGGTTTGTTAGCGAGTTTGGATACACACACTGGTTTGCAAAAGAAGTTATTGAGTTGAGGGAAAAGGCGATTAAGAGATGAGCACGCTTCGCGATTATCAGCAAGAGGCGGTGACAGCCGTTTTCTCGGAATGGCAGGAGCGAAATAGCACTTTAGTTGTGTGCCCAACCGGAACAGGTAAAACGCAAATCTTTTGTGACGTGATCCGAAAAATGCAACCAAAACGTGCGATGGTTCTAGCCCACCGGGGAGAACTAATTACACAGGCGGTTAATCGGCTGGCTAATGATTTTAGTATACGCGCCGACATAGAAATGGCCGATTTCACAGCCGACGAGTTTTATCACAATCGAGCTCCTGTAGTTGTATCAACAATTCAAACTCAATGCGCCGGGAATGGCGGTCACGGACGAATGAAGATTTTCGATCCGCAAGACTTTGGGTTAGTAATTTGCGACGAGGCCCACCATTACACAAGCCCTTCATTTCGGAGAGTGCTCGACTACTACAAACAGAATCCTGAATTGAAAATCCTCGGAGTAACCGCAACCCCTGATCGCGCAGACGAGCAAGCCCTGGGCCAAGTCTTCGAGAGCGTTGCTTATGACTATGAAATTCTCGACGCAATACACGATGGCTGGCTTGTTCCGGTAGATCAGAAGATGGTCCATATCGAGGGACTGGACTTTTCCCAAATCCGAACTACGGCAGGCGATCTGAACGGAGCCGATCTGGCGGCTGTTATGGAGGCCGAAAAGAATCTACAGGGGATCGCGGCGGCGTCTATCGACATTATCGGGGAAGACAAACGAACCCTTGTTTTCACCGTCACCGTAAAGCAGGCAGAGATGCTTGCGGAGATCTTTAACCGCCATCGCCCGGGCATGGCGGATTGGATCTGTGGTAAGACGCCAAAACCCGAGCGTCATCGAATCTTTAAAGACTTCGATACGGGACGGATTCAGGTGTTAGTGAACGTCGGTGTTGCGACGGAAGGGTATGACAATCCAAGGGTTGAAGTAATTGTCCAGGGTAGACCAACAAAATCCCGCTGTCTCTACGCGCAGATTATCGGCCGCTCATTACGCCCATTGAAAGGAGTTGTTGACGGAATCGATGAGGCAGAAGGACGGAAAGAAGCTATTGCTCTCAGTGCCAAACCATCAGCCTTAGTGCTGGACTTCGTAGGCAACGCAGGCAGACACAAATTAATGACGACCGCCGACATTCTCGGGGGCAAAGTCAGCGAGCAGGCCATTGCGCGAGCCACTGAAGAGGCAAAGAAATCTGGCAAAGCAATCCGTATGGACCAGGCGCTTGACGAGGCCGAGCGAGACATTCAGCGGGAAATTGAAGAACGCAGAAGGCGAGAAGCCGCTCGTAAGGCCCATCTAGTCGCGACCGCCCGGTTCAGCACAAAGACGATCAGCCCGTTCGATGTATTCGAGCTGAAGCCAGCGAAAGAGCGCGGGTGGGATTCTGGAAAACACCTTTCTGAGAAGCAAAGAGCTTGTCTCATTAAACAGGGAATAGATCCTAGCAAGGTCGGCTACGCACAGGGAAAACAATTGTTAGGGGAGATTTTCAAGCGATGGTCCAATGATCGATGCAGCTTCAAACAGGCAAAGATCTTGAAGACCAGGGGCTACTCGATAGATGTGTCGAGAGATGAGGCGAAGAAGATTATTGATGAGATAGCGCTGAAAGAGCGCTGGTCAAGGAGATACGCATGAGCGACCGCTGGTATCGAGTCAACAAGAAACGCCCTTGTGCGATCTGCCGCCGCCCTGATTGGTGTACCTATACAGAAAACGCCGCGTGTTGTATGCGCGTTAAGTCTGAGAAAGAACTACGAAACGGGGGATGGCTGCACCGAACATCAGAACCACTACCGAGAGTCGCTCCGATAAGAAAGGCTATTGATGTACCGGCTTTGGACGCTGATCGGTTGTGGCGCCGATGGTTTGAACTAACCGACACCAAGGCGCTTGACGAGTTTGGAATGTCGTTAGGTGTTGACACTGACTGCTTAAAAGCAATTGGCTGCGCGTGGTCTAGTTTCAGCGCTTGGGCGTTTCCCATGTCGGATGCAAACGGAAAAGTAATTGGCATCAGACTCAGGAATAACGCTGGCGACAAATGGGCTGTCAGGGGTTCAAAGTCAGGGCTATTTATTCCTGCGGATTATTCGCACATGCAAGATGGGGTTTGTTACTTGGTGGAAGGGCCAACAGACTTAGCGGCGGCAATGACAATCGGATTAAAAGCAATCGGTAGAGCTGCCTGCTTGGGCCAAGAGCCGATGATCCTTGATTACGTGAGACGAAACAGAGTCGAGCGGCTAGTTATCGTAACGGACAACGACGATCCGGGATTACGAGGAGCGGAAAAACTGCAATCAATGCTGCCGATTCTTAGTTGCGTGTGGGTTCCACCAACAAAGGACATCAGAGAGTTTGTGAATCTTGGAGGGCGATACGCGGCAATGCAGGCATGTTTAAAGGATTTAGTTTGGACCAGGGCGAGGAGAGCGGCATGAGCACTAAACCAGTACCACAGACAGAAGGGCAATCTAATCCGTGGGCCAAGTATGAACAACGTAAAGCAGAACTGCCAGAAGATCTGTCGGCGGAAGAATATCAAACTGAATGTAAGCGTATAGGGCAAGACAACTGTTACTAACTTTTGAGGATTCATCTGATGCTGCTCGGGTAGTAGGGCTCCCGCAAATGACAGTTTGGAGAATTAGAAACGGAGCGGTGAAGAAGATCAGGAAGGTCACGGAACAGAAGATTTTGAAGTACGCCGTCTAATCCTATGAGTGCTGTAGTTGAACAATCTGAGGCCTCAACCGTTCCATTGAAAGCGCCGTTTCCGTGGTTTGGTGGGAAGTCTCGCGTTGCTGGTTTGGTATGGCAGAGGTTCGGAAATGTCCCCAACTACGTTGAACCGTTCGCCGGGTCTCTTGCCGTGCTACTTGGGCGAGAATCTGCGCCTCGAGTGGAAACCGTTAACGATATTGATTGCTGGATAGCAAACTTTTGGCGAGCACTGCAATCCGATCCCGAGGGTGTGGCCACATACGCAGACTGGCCCGTCAACGAAGCGGACCTACACGCACGGCATTTGTGGCTTGTGAATCAGATCGAATTCCGCGAACGAATGAAAACCGATCCTGATTTCTTCGACGTCAAGATCGCGGGCTGGTGGTGTTGGGGTATTTGTCAATGGATTGGATCGGGCTGGTGTGCGCAACCGGGATGGCGCGGCCGCACGAATGCGGGGAGAGCAGCTCGAGGGATCCTTTCGGACACACCAACAAGAAAGCGGCCGCTACTCGGCGGCCATTCTGGTTTTCACGGGGTTCACAACACAAGCGTATTTGAGGCGAGGCTTCACCGCAAAATGCCTGACATGAAAAGTGACAGAGGGCTTATCTCGAGCGTAAACGCAAAGAGGCCTCGCCTTGGACGCGGACAAGGGCGCGGCGTCTCGAGACAGATACCACAGCTAAAAGGGCATGTCAGCAATCCGGGCAGCGGCGTTCATCAGGTCCTCCCAAACGAGGGATTGCTTGATTGGCTTTCAGCTCTTGCCGAAAGACTGCGGCGCGTTCGTGTTTGCTGTGGCGACTGGTCTCGAGTGCTTGGCCCGAGCGTAACGCACAAGATCGCTCTGACTGGAGTATTCCTTGATCCACCTTATGACATGCGCGTCGTTAGCGACAAAGCAGAGACAGGCAGGGACGGCGCCGCACCAAGCGATAAGCTTTACGAAAATCACGACAACGAAATCTCCGCAGCCGTGCGGAATTGGGCCATAGAGAACGGGGATAATCCACTGCTCAGAATCGCCGTGTGTGGTTACGAAGGCGAGCATGAATTTCCGTCGACGTGGCAAAAGGTAGCGTGGAAAGCAAACGGCGGATTCGGCAATCAAAACCGCAACACGAACGGAGCAATTAATGCCACTCGAGAGCGGATCTGGTTTAGCCCACATTGTCTGCGCACTCAAACACTTTTCGACGGGACAGAGTTCGCATGAACACACCAGATCTACATCTCGACTCCTACTCTAAAAGAAGAGAGATCAGAGAAGAGCTTCAACGGAAGGACGCTCAGGGGGAGAGTTTAGATCCGGCAGTTAAGTGCCGCTGTGATCTCTGCGGAAAATGTTCATTATCGCAAGCGCGAACAACAAGGTAACGATCAGGGAAATGGAGTGAGGTACAAAAGCGATGGTGAATGAAGAGAATTTTGAGGATCGGCTGAGAGACGCAGAGAGCATCCTGGGATACGTCCGCGACACACACAAACTTGTATTCAGAATTTATAACCTCGTGCAATCAAATCAAGATTGTTTCCACGCTACGCCGGGCTCGGACAAGTTAGAACTTGCGGTTCTAAAACTAGAAACCATGGTCGATCAATGGAGGCATGAGAATCCTGAAAGCGAAGTGAGATAGAGAATGGGAACCGGAATTCAATGGACTGATGAAGTGTGGAATTGCGTGCGCGGCTGTTCGCGCGTGTCTGCCGGATGCGGCGATTCGACTGGCGGCGGATGCTATGCAGAGCGCCAAGCGTATCGATTCAGCGGGCCGGGAATGCCATACGAGGGCTTGGTGAGAATGACATCAAAAGGCCCACGATGGACCGGCAAGGTTGTTCTTGTCGAAGAAAAGCTTAACGATCCGCTGCATTGGAAAAAGCCGCGCCGCATCTTCGTCAACTCGATGTCGGATCTGTTCCACGAGTCACTTAGCTTCGGTCAAATCTTCCGCGTGTTGATGGTTATGCAGCAGTGCCCGCAGCATGAGTTCCAAGTGCTCACAAAACGACCCGCTCGTATGAAAGAATTCTTCGAGTGGTTAACTATCTGGGGCATTCCAACCGCGTTGGCAATGGGCTTTTCTGAGTATTACGAGTGGCCGTATCCAAACGTCTGGCTCGGCATCAGTTGCGAAGATCAAAACTCATTTGACGAACGCTGGCCGTACCTCCGCGACACTCCCACATGGACACGCTGGCTCAGCCTGGAACCGCTATTAGGACCAATCAACGCGCGTTCGGCTCTAATTGAAGATCACTACTACTGCGACGTGAGTGTTGACCCTGATGATCCAACACCAGCGCATCGCTGTTCGCCGCCTGCTAATTGGGTTGTCGTTGGCGGTGAGAGCGGCCCAAACGCAAGACCGATGCATCCTGATTGGGCGCGTTCACTTCGGGATCAGTGTGTAAGTGCGGGCGTTCCGTTCTTCTTCAAACAATGGGGAGAGTGGGCGCCTGTGATTCGAAACGGAGTGACGTACTCGGAAGGGGCCGGTACACACGGCGCGTACTTTGAGGACGGTAAATGGGTGACATTCAGACGCGGTGCCGCGCACGGAGAAGTATTCAGGCTTGGCAAG